CTTATAGCTATTATACATCCTTTGTTATAATAGACCGTGTGTTGTACATGTACACTCCTTAACAATAGCGTCTGTTGTTTTATTGTTTGGGTGTTTTATTATTAACTCGTCTTCTGGTATTGATGCTGATACCTTTAATCTTTTTCTTATTATCTCGTCTTCTCTCTTTATCCATCTCTGATATCCGTATGCACAGTTCATGTCTATTTTCCTGAATATCCACTCTCTCTTTATCCATCTCTATACATTCTTTTATTCTTTGTCTTTTCGACTTTGTTGGTTTCTTGAGCTTATGCACCTTGCTTAATATCATCATATCCATTATACATACTGTGTCTGTCAAGCTTGATGATGGTATTACCTTTACTGAGCTTAGTGATGGTATTCCAATTCCATCATCCTTGCATATGTTTACTTCTGTTACTATGCCTGTTGGTAATCGTCTGCTTGGATCTAGTGTGTAGTATGGATTAAAGAGTGTTAAGTCTCCTACTTCCACATGTATACTTTTATTCTTTATTTGTTTCAGGTTAATCAAAGCAACTCCCCTCAATGATGTATATCCCATAATTTCTTTTGTTTCTTGGTCGAACGGGGTTGCATACTTTGTTTATTATTTGTGTGTCTTCTTTTGGTATATAGCTATGCACTCTACCATCACTTGAAAACAACGATATGCCTCCTCTATGGGGGATGCCTTCGACATAGCTATATATACCAATTACTATGCCGATGTGCGGTAACCAAGGTATCAATGCCAAGTCGCCAATGTCTATATCTTCTGGCTCTTCTGGCTCTTCTGGTTTAGAATTCATTTGTATTACCATCCCACACTCCTTCAATGATATAACTGCCTATGTGTCTGATGTTTCTTGATGTGCCTTCTCTCTTTACTTTACTTACTATTCTCATGTCCCTCAACCAATGATGTATATCATTACCCACTAGTGCGGTCACATGGGTTCCTGTGCCGTACGTGGACCTGTATACACCAATTACTATGCCTTGTTTATGCCTTACCCAAGTTTGCAAATATGGTGTTGCTATTAAGTCACCAATGTTTATGCCATTGAAGAAGTCATTGTGCTCGTTTTCATAGTGCTTATTAAAGTCATTATCCATAACAATCCCATATTCCTTCAACAGAGTAGCTACCAAAGTTCCTTATATTCCTTACATCATTATCCTTTTTGCTTACTTTGCTTACTTTGCTTACTATTGTCCTCACAGTTCGCCAATAATACACTTTTTTGTCTACTAATACGGTTGCATAAGCTTTGCAATCATTGAATTTTCTGCTCGTTATTTTGTTTCATATTAATCTACTACTCTTTGGACCGCAAAGCATTTATCTATTACTGACTCTCTAAAGCCAATAGAATCAGCTCTTGTGCTTACAACGTACACAGCCTCTACTCCAGGTGCATAAGAATTACCTGCATCTCCACTAACAAGCGTTCGTTTTATTATTATACCTGTAAGTCCTCCCTTGAACACTACCAAGTCCCCTATTCCGTACATGAATGAGTGTTCCTTCTTCATGACTTCACCACGCTCTGAATTGTATAGAATTCTTTCAACATCCTTTCATCTTCTTTATAAGAATAAGTCATATCTAATGCTGATGCTATGACGTACCCGTAATGTTCGGAAGTACTTTTTGCACCATCGAGTGCATCTCGCCATGTTGATTGAGATTCCCATGTTCCAGATATCACACCTACGATCTTGTCGTTCAGTATTACCAATGTCACTTGACTGCCTTACTAATAATCTCGAAGTCACCTCCGCAGTGAGAGAGAACAAAGCGACCTCCGCAGTGAGAGAGAACAAAGCGATCTTGCCCAGCGCGCCCCAAAAAATCGAAGTATACAACCAATTCATGGAGCTGAAACGATGGCGAAGACCAACGTTGCACCAGCACAGGGCGTTCCATTGCGCAGCGATCTCTGTTTCTGTACCACGTTGGAGAGTTGAGCTTAACTACCACTAAGTCACCTACCTCAAATGAGTGGTTCTTTGTTTCAAGTGTCATATTACCGCCTTACTAATCAGCTCAAAGCAACTATTATAGACCTCAACACTAAACATATGCAAGAATCCTGTTTCTTTGCTCCTCGAGTTCTCCATAGTCATATTTATGTATGTTGCTATTCACTTTCACTGTCGCCCTTCTGTGCAGGAGATATCATCCAAAGGTCACTAGACCTCAAGTACTCAGCATTTCCTCGTGAAAAGCACACTTTATAACATGGCAATATATAGTGTTCCTTATAATCTTGCTCGATAACTATACCATACTCTCCAGTGTCAAGCATTTCTACAAGATCACCAAATTCATAATCATAGTGCACCATGTTGCCCATCCACATCATACAGGTCAAAAAGTGTAGTGTTCAATATGCCTGTATGAGAATTTGACCATACAACCTCGTAAGAGTTATTGTCGATCATACGAAGGACAAGTCCGACCAAAGGCTTGTCCTTCGCATGCGCTTGTGCTCGCTCTCCACTCCACATAGCACCAGTAAAGACTACTAAGTCACCAGGAGTGAACCTCTTACCCTTCATAGTAAGCTGTTAGATGCGCAGTGTCAGGTAGTGCTTCTTCATAGTCGTCATCGTTGTCGTCATAGGTTTCCGATTGCACAGCTTTTTCTAATTGTGTAAGCTCACACAAGTCGACCACCACTTTGATTCGGCTTTCGTCTTTCACTACCATTGCGCTTGTGCTGGTGCTGTCAACATTGATGATCGTGCCGTTAAAATGCTTTCGCGCATAGCAACCTCTACTTTCTTCAGTCAGTTCGTACCAAGCAACACGTCGATTAACCATATAGTGATGATACATCTTCTACTCCCTTTGTTTGTTCTTCGTTCCTGTTTTACGATACAGATCTTTTTTCAACCTGTCAAATCCTATCGGCACATATTTGAGATCTGCTCTGCCGTCTTGTTGCTATAGATACTACCCTCTCCTCTACAACTACAATTCGATGCTCGCATCGTAGGATGCTTCTTCGTCGATCTGGCTCTCGAATACATCTTCGCCCACCTTGACCGGCTCATTGACGACGACGACCACTGACGGATAATAAGATCCGCGTCTTTGCTCTCGAATAGGAGGCTGCATTGCCCGGTTTGCTCTACGCGCAGCCATCGCCGTAGCGTGGCGCGACAAAACCGTGCCCCATTCGTCGCCTAGGACGTGCATTCGGGAGAGGAGCACAAAAGGAAGCTTGATTTCTGTCATAATTCCACCTTTAGCCGATGTCATCGGCTGATTTGACCACCTAGAGAAGCCTAGGCGTCTGATTCACTCGCTCACGCGAGTCGCTGTTTGGCTGTCCCTACTCTAGCAGATCACATTGCGCTTGTCAACAAACTAAGTGCAGCTGTTCCGATACGTTTGATGTTGATGGCTTTCGAGTTTTTCATTGAGGTCCTTTTCTTAAGTCATCTTATCAGATCATTTTCTGCCTGTCAACCTTTCGCCGAAAGGATCTCAAAGCCCTCCCAGAAATAAAGATGATCTGGTTCCCAAAATCCAAACGGCATCGAGCTCTTTACACCAACCAGCTTAACGATGCCCAACCCCTTCCTTGCTTCATGCACTAGAGCAAGGTATGAGCCATCTTTTTTATATACCAAATCTCCAACTTCTAGACACACACACATCAGATAGCCGCTCGGCGCTGCTTCTTCTCTCTCGATTTAGCTTTGGCGCGATCTCTTTTCTCACCTATAGAGGAGATGCTTAGGTCGTCGTGACTGTCTGGGCGATGTCGTCGCCGCAATGGCTTTTCGCCATCTGCTTTTGCAGCTGCTTCTTCTCGTCGTTCGACCGTTGTCTTTGGTCGCCGAATATAGTGCTTATATCTCGTTCTTTGCATGCGTCGCCCCTCATAGAGCATTTGTATTAATTATGTCAACAAAAACCAACTCACCTAGCCAACCTTAATTCAGTGTTACACAATGTGCACTTATAGCGTGCACCATTCACCATGCGCGTACGCCTATTCATGGTGATGTGGTGCACGCTACAATCACAGAAGGCTTCTTGGTGTTTGGTTATGGAATCTGATTTTTCAATCACACACTCAGTCGATACTGGAATGCCGACCAATAACGCAAACTCTTGCCATTCTTTTCCGTGGTGCTCCTCTAGATGCCATGTGGTATCATTGGTGAATGCATGTGCAAGGTGCGCAACTTCATGAAGTATCACTTCTCGTTGCTTCTCTTTAGTAGCAATACTGAACAATTTCGCTGACAGTTTTATATACTTGCTTTGCATATCAGCTGACCCGGCGCGCCTTGTGAGTCTATTACTATAACTCCAGTCGATGAGCGGGTACAGCTGCATACAGTCCATTTCCTGACAGGCGCTGAACATGATCTCGTCTACTTCCCTTTCACATAATCTTGTCACTTCTGCCTCACTCTTTAGTAGCGGAATCCTACGGTGAGCTTGAACATTTCGTCAAAGCGGCACTCAAGTTCTGCGACGCCCTCTTTGGTTACTTTTACCACAGTAGGAGACCACGGTCCGCTGTAATATCCGTGAGAATAACGATGGAAAGCAGTGTATGTTTCCCAACCAGAGATATCAAGCTCAAATGGTACCTTCTCCATTTCATCGCAACCAAAGGAGTATGTTTCGAAGCGAAGAGTAGTCGAGCGCATTTCAGCAACTTTTTCAATCAACACTTCCACCTCGTTTTTTGTGTCGATCAAAGCTTGGCGTTCTGCATCGCGCCGCATCAACGCCAAGCAGTCACCTTCTGGCGCTTCACTTGCAGGCACCTGATCTGTGCTCACATCATACTCAGCACCAAGGCTGCCATACGACAAGACACCATCGAGACCACATTCTTCCGCAAGAGCGACCTCGGCTGCAGCTGGCGGTGCGCTGGGGCTTGGAGTGCAAGCCGAAAGGATGGTAGCAAAAAGGGCGAGGAGGTTGATTTTTTTCATTTTCTTTTTCTTTCTTGCTGCTCTGCGCAGCTGATTTTATCTTAACAGATCATTTATGAAATGTCAACCTCCCTGAGTGAGTGTGGGAAACATTTTTTTTATTGCTCATGCCGATCCCTCACTTGGTTCTGCTACACTACTAAGCAAGGTAAATAAAACCAAGAACAGTCGCGACGATAGTCATGAAGGAAAAAATCAAAAATACCGACTCAGCGTCTGTTGTTTTCTGGTGGTTCATGATCTCTTCTTGGTTTACTTGTTGTACGAAATTTCGCTTATTTAGGCGAATGATGTCCTCGATGTTTCTAAATTCCTTGCTGCCTCTCATCTACACCTCTTTTGTAAGAATAAAAAAATCCCTATTACAGGGATCATTTTAACAGATCATTTTGTTTCTGTCAATCTATCGCCTGGGGGAAAGACCCTCTTTTATTAAAATATATAAAAATGGCAATGAACAACACCATAACAAGGTGCCAAGTAAGAGCATTATGAGCGAACTGCGTCCAACACACCAGGCAACTCTTGTTCAATCTCGTCACTAACCTCATCATCCAATTGTTCTAGAACTGCCTTCATTACAGCAGTGACAATAGGTAGCATCTGAGCAATAGGCAAACCTGTCTGGTTCTGTAGTCTTTTTGCTATCTTTGCTGACAACTGCTTCCCCTTGCTGAAGTTCATTATTTGAGTCAAGTTGTTGTTCCAAATAGTATGCATCTTTAGTGCGCCAGAACCAGCTGGAGTTATGTTTCCACCTTGCACATATTTAGATGACTTTGTTGCCCTAGAGTCACTTGAAACGTTGTCATCGTCTGACTTTATTGGGCGTCGACCTTGGTCAATAATATTCGTTGCAACGTCATCTGAATTGGTCGGAGTTTTTGTGTCTTGGTCGTCGCCTGGTTTCGACCGCACTGTCTTTTCACCTTGTTCTTCAATAACATGAATATTATCCATGTCTTCGTGGTATCTCCTTACTCGATTTTCAATAAGCGCCTCTCTCAATACCTTCTTGATGTTATCTAGCTCTGACATAACTGGACCTCCAATATAATACAATAAATAGTTTTTAGATGCTCAAAACCCATTATAATCCCAGTGCCATGGCTCATGTTCGACTGTATTGTAGAAGCCGAAAGATGGTCCATTCTTCTTTAGCCACCAAAACAACCTTGTCGGGCATCGCACGCCAGAAACACCGTGATGCTTCGTATGTTTGCAATATTCTTTAGAATAGTGGTTCTTGTTGATGCTTTTATATGGGATAAATGCTGTAGTTCCGGCAATGTCTACAGCCGTACCAGTCTGGTGGTTGCTCCACCCGACCTTGGCTGCTATTTCGCCGAGTCTGCGCCGGAGTCGTCGCTGCTCTCTTCGCGTGCGAAAGGCTGAGTTTATGCGAATAGAGAATCCAGCTTCTTCGGCTTTCTCTGCTAGCTCAACGAAGTTCTCTGCGGCATCTATTTGTAGCTTGAGCCAGTTGCCGTTGACGTCTCTAAAGGGGATGGTCGATGCTACAATGAGGACCTTTTCTCCTTCTCTATAACCCTCTACTCGTTCATTATAGTTTATACTATAATCTATACTCTTCTCGATATAACATGAGTCTGCTATAGAGGAAGGCGTTGCTGTATATATACTAAACAGCGCTCCTACAACAATCACTGTGCTGAGCATGTAAGCCTCTTTACTTTGCGCGCCTGTGAATTATGACATCCGAAGAATAGAACCACATTTTCTTAGAAGCCCACAAAATCAATAGTTGTGGCTTGCTTGGCAGTAAATCTTCACTGTCACTTGTACTAAGCGCTTTAATCAAATTGATGGCGTCGTCGAGGTCAGTCAAATCTCTCTCGACGACGAGCACCACTCCCAGCCCTGCTTCTAGCAACTCGTCATTTGCGAGTCTCACTAAATCACCTGGCTCAAATTCCAAACTCAGTATTTCCAGCAAATTGCTATTCATAACAGAGCTAATTAGTCAGCCTAAACTAGATGTACTAATCTGGCTTACACTTTTTCAAAAACATATATTAGTGAATACTTTTCGTAACTTAGAGACATATTCTTCTGGGTCTGGCGGCATCAATGAGATTAGCCGCTTTGATTCATAGAAAGTCGGTCTATTCCACATCGGAAAATAAGATGGATGGGTAAAGACATATGTTTCATACCTATCACCTGACACGCATTCTCCCACTCTACAATTTGAAGTATTGGCTGCTACATTATCTTGATTATATCCCGACCAAGTCTGACCTATTTCATCCGTCATTAAAATGATGTATGGATACGCATCATCTCTCCAACTAATAGCCAATGGATTCATCAGCGAAGCCAAGTCATGCATAACATCATAGCTTGGCTCTAATGCTGGATAATCGCATACAATAGAGCTGAGAACAGCTATGAATTGTGTCACGCTGACCAAATCAGTAATGACTGCATAAGGCTGATCAGGCGTGACAATATTAACTTCAGCTGGAAATATAACCAAACCAAAGTTGTGTTCGAGTGCCTGAAACTCTGCCACATATGTGCCCAACCCAATTGCTATTGCGGCAATGTATTCACACATTGATTCTGACCCGTCTATTGCGAAGATTATATCTACCTTGTCGTGTATGTCCAAATCTTCATCAATTTCACCATCACAATCATTGTCTTTTCCGTCGCAAACTTCTTCTTCTGGTCCAATCGCCCCTATACATTGACTCCACTCTCCTGCTATACACGTATTTGCCCCCATTCTGCACTCACCTATGATTGCATATGCAGAGCCTGTGTCTCCGCACGAGCCACTAAAGTTGTCAACCTCCCCGTCACAATCATCATCATAGTTGTTGCATTCTTCTGTACTATTACTCAGATAATAACAAATGCCCCATTCACCATTGATATCGCATTCTTTCGTACCAACACCGCAACCCAAATACTCTCCAGTAAGTCTATCGACGGTATCGCTAGCACAAAGCGTAAATGTGCCTGGTACACACAGACAATCTTCGTCTATATCTCCATCACAATCATTATCGAGCCCGTCACATACTTCTATGGATGGTTGTGGTGCGCTGCAGCTGCCCCATGCTCCTCTTGAGCACGTCTCAACACCGTTTCCGCATATTGTCGAACAAGCACGTGCTAAATCATCATCTATTCGCCCGTTGCAATCATTGTCCCTATCATCACATAGCTCTGGTGTTGCAATAACCTGCTCAAAGCAATATAATTCTCCATTAAAACAATGATACACACCTTGTCGGCACATACCGATCTCTCGGCTGTCACCACAAGCCATACCCTCTATGTCAACGTCATCGTCTACTTCACCATTGCAATTATTATCCCTTCCGTCACACAATTCGGCTGACCATGGTGCTTGAAGAGGGTCGTTGTCATCACAATCATTGCATGCTGGATAACCATCATTGTCAGCGTCTGTAGTTTCATCCAACGGCACAATGCCATCACAATTATTATCAATACCATCACACTCTTCAGGTGCACCTGGGTTTATGTTCGGATCATTGTCGTCACAATCATTCTGGCATACCGTAAAGCCATCTCTATCGTTGTCATAACCTTCATCTATATAAGAATCGCAATTGTTGTCTCTGCCATCACATAGCTCTTCACTTGGCAGTACGTAGCCGAAACAATATACTTCAAAATCTTCCGTACAGCGCGTTGTACCGGTCCTGCACTCGCCGGTAGTATCCACTACCCTCAGTTTATCTCCAGTTATAACTAAATTATCGACAACGTAACAAGCTTCGGTTTGTGGACACGTTCTATGTAATTTTTGGTCACACTCACAGCCACTTAAAATATATAACAGCAAGAGTGGTAAACACAGGCTTGCTTTAATCTGTTTTGTTTTCAACGTAACCCCCATAAAAAATGCCATAATTCCTATAAAGCCATGGCTCTATATTCATTATAGCACAGTGTTCTAATTTTGTCAACAACTAAATTGCAACTGGTGACGATAAATATTCAAATCTAATAACACCAGGTATCCGTATCACTTCCTTTTTGATCCTCAAAAAGTTACCTGACACTGATTTTTGCCTAAGAGGAGAAGTGTCAATTTTCAACGTTATCTTAGAGTAATTGTTGCCTCCAGAATCACGATGCTCTCCCATGTCCACAATCGTAACGCCTTCGATCGCTCTAATATCAGAAAGTATACTTCCTTTCGTTCTTTTTACTGACATACCTATGACTAAAGCACAATCGATACTGAAGATGTCGGACTTACCATCTTTAGCTTCTGTCAGGAATTTGCGAAATGATTCGTATTGTTTTTTCATAGCTATTACCTCTTATACTAAGTAGCAAAAGTGCACCTAAACACACCTACAAGATCGAATCATCGCTTCCTTTCTTTTTCTTCCTGCTCACATCCAGACTTGTAATGCCCTCAGACCAGAAATGTTTGTTTCTTCGCTCATCAATGATGAACTCAACAGCTAGTCTATTTGTAAATCCAGGCAATACTTTTACAGCATACAGACTTGCGTCTTTTTTGCTTCTCCAGCGTGCTACTACTGGCTCCAAATTACCATACAATGACCGGGGCTTTTTCTTTTGATATTTTTTTCTTACTGGAGGCTTCGATAAGAAAGACGCACAGTGCTCAATCAATTCACCTTCACTCATACCTTCATCATAATACTTTTTGTAGTCCACTTCTAAGTAAGCCATGACTACCCAAGCGCTAATGCCATAACCAGGAATATTATAGCTACACTGAGAATACCTGCCTGACTTTTCCTCAACACTGTCTGTATATTTAGACTTCTTAAGAGACACGAATTTACATTGAATTTCTTGCATTACTCTCCCTTGTTCTTTTCGTATTTTTCTTTTGCCTTTCTTGCTTTATTCTCTTTATCAAAGAATTCTTCAAGCTCTTGGAATCCGCCAATAAAAGTGTCTTCCTTTGTCATGTCAGAGAAGTCTTCTTTCAATAAGATAATAGGCACTGTGTTTTGCCCCACTCTCGTTGCGATATTATCTAACACTTCCGGCGCGAAGTCCATCACAGTTACAACAAACCTCTCCTCTTCTTTGCGCAATAAAGAGATTGCGTGTTTGCAGTACTGACAATCTGTTTTGGTATACATTTGAAATACTCTCATGGTTTCCTACCCCTTTAATAGATGCCGACCGGCTTCACTAATTATTGTTTTTGATAACTCGGCTGGTAAACCTTCAACAATGAATTTCTCACCAGCTGTTGTTGTTATTTCTGTATAGTTTTTAGCTCCACCTTCTTCTGACAAGATTTCTCCAAAACTATACACCTGCATGCTACCGATGATCTCTGGATTAACATGCTTGACTTTTGTGGTTACGTTGCCATCTGCAAGTACCACCACTTCTTTAACTTCTATTAACATCCTGTCCTCCTTTTAACAACCTTATGTTCCTACTATCCACCCAATGTATTCCGCTCTCCGTCCACACACACAATAATTGCAGCGTACCTTCTGGCACAGATGAAATTAAAATGCCACGCTCCATTCTCTTAGTCGCAATGGCGATGTGAAAATCGCCATCCTTGTTCTTTTGGTGGAGATATGCATTCTGCAGTATTTCTATTGGCTCACCTGGCACTAGACTGGTAAAGATCATTCTGTTGTGTCGCTAGGAGCTTTCCCTGAAGCTTCAAGCATTGCAGCTGCTTCAGACATCTGTTTATCAATCAGAATCAGCATCTCTCTGAAGTTTTCTATTATTCCTGGTAGCTCCACTTTACTGCATCTTGATATTTCTTCTCTTGCCACCTTTAGGCAATGCGCCTGCGCACGATGCACTGCTTGTACTGCAGCTACATAGACATCATCCTCGTGCAGAGTGAGGCTGCTACGAAAAACCCTCATCTCTTCTATGCTCATTTTACCTCCAGAACAGCATGACTGGTAGTAATCAAAGTGCCAGCTACCGATACTGCGTTTTGCAGAGCAACTCTAGTAACCTTTACTGGGTCAATTATGCCAGCCTGGATCATGTCTACAAGCTTACCAGTGGCTACATTATATCCTTTACCATCTCTACTCTTCAATACATCAACAATTGCCAACTCTGCATTACCGCAAGCATTAACAATCATTTGTCGCAATGGAGCCTCGCAAGCTTTACTGACTATCGATACGCCTAGAGACTGAACATCGTTATCTACTTTCAGCTTCTTCAATACGGAACTAGCACGCAATAGAGCGGTGCCACCTCCCGCAACAATTCCTTCTTCTTGCGCCGATCTGACGGCAGAAAGTGCATCTTCAATTCGATGCTTCGTTTCAATCATTTCGACCTCTGTTGAGCCACCAACATGAATAACTGCTACACCACTAGCTAGCCTAGTTATCCGCTCTTGCAGCTTTTCGCATGTATGAAGGTCGTCGGTATGCGCGATTTCGTTTTGCAGACTTTCAATGCGTTGAGATAGCTCCTCATCATCAAATTCACCACCGATAATAGTAGTAGTAAATAGGTTCGCTTCTAGCGTCTCACAAGTGCCAAAGTCACCAAGTTTTACACCCTTAAGATCGTTGCCTGTCACCTTTGTCATAAAGGTAGCACCAACTGCGCATGCTAAGTCTTCAAGGATGCTTTGTCTTTCGCTACCGAATGCAGGCGGTTTAATTGCAATGACCTTCAGTGTGCCCTTCACCGAGTTCGTGATAATAGAGGCGAGAGCAGCCTCAGCCACCTCATCTGCGATGATAACCAGCGGTCTCTTCTCCCTGGCTGCCAACTCAAGAGCAGGCATCATAGAGTCAACCTTAGTGATTTTTTCATCAGTAATAAGAATTAACGGCTCACTGTATTTGACACTGCCAGTTCGCTCATTTGTTGCAAGTATCTTTGCTGCTAACCCACTTCTAATAGTGAACCCTTCAAGGAAAGACAATTCGGTCTGTAAAGACTTTCCTTCTTTCACCGTAATACTACCATCTTTACCGACTGTATCGATTGCTTCTGCAATCACACTTCCAACAACATTATCATTGTTTGCTGATATTGTTGCAACATGCCTTAGGTCTTGTAGGGTTCGCACCGGGACTGCTTTTTCTTTTAGAGCCTCAACTAGTGCTGCTAGAGCCTTGTCCATACCACGTTTGAGTTCGATTGGCGGTGCACCTGCTGCTAGGTGTGGTTGAGCGGCAACCAATAACGCTCTTGCGAGAACTGTACTAGTAGTGGTTCCGTCGCCAACTGTATTGTTCGTTTCTTCTGCTGCCTGCTTGATTATTTGCGCACCTGCATCTTCAAAAGGATCCTCTAGGTCCACAAACCTACTAACAGTAACGCCATCTTTTGTCACTATAGGTCTCTTTCCTTCTTGCTGCAAAATGACATTTCGTCCGCGAGGACCCATTGTCGCTGCTACATTGTCAGCCAATTTGTTGACACCTGCGAGCGTCTTAGCCGTCAGGAGTTCGTTATCTAAAAATTCTTTCATCCTTTCCTCGTAATATTTGTTAAAAACACCCTTCCATAGTACAACACTTTCTGCCTTTTGTAAAGCTCTAAATCTATGTTCCGGTAAATTCTTTCATGATAGAGTCTAAATCCTCATCACTGTCCAGATCCTTGGTCGAACTACGAACACTGAGCTTGATTGCGGCGGTAAAGCTATGTCGACCATTGTGTGACATATGCGGCTTCACTCGGAACCTTACATTCGCCTTCTCTCCGCTACCTTTGAATAGTGGGGCTCCAAACGTTCTTTCTTCATCGAAAGAATATAGACCTTTACCTCTTATTTGTATAAAATTGTCACCTTTACTTGAATAATAAGTAGCTATATTTGCAAAATCTATTCCTGCTTTGAAGTCACTTTTTTCACCAAACCACTCTCTATTCAATTTGTCTCTGAATTCGCCAGTTCTCATCGATGGTTTTAGACCGACTATAATATTGCCTTTTATATGCAAGCATTCATCTGAAATATCTCTAAAGAGAGCACGCTTGTCTAGGTATTCGGATAAATAATCTTGATATAAGCTTGAGAATATCGCTTCATTCTTGCGGAAACCCTTTGTTTTAATCGGGCACCATTTGCCTGTCTGTATATTGAAGCCGAGGGTAAACTGCCCATAATCAGCCCCACATGACGTTTTTAACTCTATATTTAAAGTATTCTCTTTACTTATTATTTGCAAATCTGAACCGTGACTAAATCCGGCTGTCTGAACATTTACACCTAAACTGTTGTATTTTCCTTGAATATAATCCGCCTTTTGCTTTTCATAATCGGCTCCTGTGTTAGCCGCACAACCTTTACTACTATCCGGCTTAACTAATATAGTGACCGAACCCGTGTTGTCCTTCTTTTTTAACTGACCCAGTGAACTGCCTCTTATAGGATCGTACAAAAACCCTCTATCTATGAACACTTCTCTCATCTCTGTCATTACACTTTGTCGCGCTGCTCTTGGCACCAAAACCTTTATTGTATTTCTACCAACTATCTTGGTTTCATATTTTAACTCTTGTATAGCTTGCAACGCACTAACAAGATTAGCGTTACTGTCGGGAACTATTTTACACCTCTTTCTCGAAATCCCTTTCTGGTTTAATTAACGTTCGAACTCTTTCGCGAACCTTTCGTACTCTTCATTGTCGAACCCTGGTGTGCCTTCAAGAACACTTGATTTCTTGTAGGATCTTATCTAAAGGTAAGTTGCCAGGATCTGTCTTTTCACTGGTCAAGTGATAGTGACCCAAGACACCCTTAAATGTACCATTGACCACTCTTTTTTCGACACCACGAACTAGGCTACCATCTTTATTCAACGGAGCTTCTAAGTGTATGTTATGTGCCGTACAAACAGCTTTCGTCAGGGCTTTCAGAGCCTCTACTTGTATTGGATAAAAACCTAAGTACGGCTTCAATTTCCTGCCATGAATTTCATCATCATTGATGACCGGTCTTAATGGCTGCTGTTTTTCTTTGTAGCGTTTATTGAATTTCGCCTTGACTGGATTTGCTATCTCCACCCCGACGGAATGAGTATTGATACCTCGGGCATGCCAGGCAATGTCTTTTGTGTCTAGCAGTTGATATATGGTACCGTCATTATCGATACCGAAGTGCACAGACAAGCCACGTTCTTTAGTCACATCGATCATCTGTTGTGTGTTGATACATGCATCCCAATGTACAGCAAACATCCTTGGGTGGCGCTTGCTTCTTTTCTTATAGTTTGCTGATTCGTAGCCGGGTCCACCTTTGTCAAACCTTACCACTTGATCCCACTCAATGAGTACTTCTTTACCGTTGCAGAGTATATAATTCTTTTGGCTAAGAAGTTGCTTGACTCGTTTGGTACGGAACACATTATCGTTCTGTTCTAATGTATCTTCTTTTGCCACACTTTTCTTACCAAGCAACTTCTTTAACCAATTCATTTTATTCCCCTCGTTATCTATACAATAATGTCAGCAATCCCAAACTTGACTGCTTCTTCTGCAGATAAATAGACGTTCATCTTGCGAGCCATCATTTTGTCCAGCTGTTTTTCTGTCATTTTGGTCTCTTTAACAAGAGCTGCCAAGTATTGTTGTTGTGTATACATGATTTCGGTGACCTCATTCTCGATGTCATGACTTGCGCCATGGGTTCCAGATTGAACTGAGTGGATCATAACACGACAATTTTTACCGATTTTGCGATTACCTTTCGTTCCGGCTGCTAACAAAAGCACACCTGCAGACATAACAGAGCCTAAGCCAAAGGTATTGATATCACAGTCTTCTTGCACCATCTTCATCACATCATAGAGGGCAAACATACCAAGAGCGCTGCCACCTGGTGTGTTAATAATAAAATCAATAGGCTGCAAAATATCAACCAAATCCACAAAGAATTCAGCCTCCGGGTCTGATTCGAACATCTTTCGCTCTTGCTTAGTAAGGTCCCTGGGAACCTGCTTTATGCGCGCCTCATGCAGTGTTAGGAGCTTATATAAGACTTCCTCGGTCTTATCATCGTTCACGGGACCACAGAGCCCGACCATTCGAAAGTCTTTATTTTTTTGCAAAAATTCCTTCGCATTATCCGTAAGCTTAGGTTTGGACTTAGACTTCATTACTCTTTTAGTCTTTGTCTTTGCTTTAGAATTATTTTCTTTACCGCTCATCATTATGCACCCTTGTTTAATATTTTTATGTTTGCTTCTTCTATCCACTCGCTGCTGCCTCCGCCTTGGAACAACACTTCCACTATCAGATAGATATCGTAGTTATCTGTTGGTCTTGACGACCACCTTGGAATCGACATCCTCTCTTTATATGTCGCTGTATCAACCTTTTCAACACCCATGAGTATGCCAATGGGATTACCAGCTCTCACAACATGCTTAACTAACACCCCTCCAACGGTATACTTTTTGTAAGCTCCATACAGGGTATGAACTCGACGGTGATGCGCAATACTCATGTTATCTCTGAATTGTTTTTTCTTCTTGGTCCTGTGCTAGTCTTTTTACCTGCAGGGCTTTCATATTCACCCGAAAGGCTTCTTCTTTTTCCGCGAAGGTCTGCTCAGGCTTGTGTTTTTTGTAGATTTCTTTTGGCGATAACTTCTTCATTGAACGTCATAAAGTCCTCTGGGTGTCGGTACTAGCGAACAAATTCCATGATCTGTTAACAAATCTCTTGAAAGAACGAAAGGGATAAATGGCAAACCAATCGCATTAGTGCACGTATACGGAGCATATGTATAGTAAACACTATCTGGCGGAATGCTCTCGAAATCTTTAACTGAAGTGGAAGTGCCTTCTTTCGCCATTTTCAAGATCTCCGAAATTGCTTCTTTTCCTAGTTCACTTTTGAACATAACAGCTCTTTCTTTCTGTGTTTGTGTTTAACTTCATTTGATACAAGTTTTACTATTGTGTCCCGTTTCGCCGCACTTGCCGCATTTTCGTGGACCTCTTTCGACACGCTTCTTTCGGACCTTTCCGGTCTTTGTTTTTTTGTCTCTCACTACAGGTGCTACTCCGCACGAACGTACATTGTGCCCATATTCTCCGCACTTACTGCATTGGCGAGTAGACGTTTGTTTACCGTCTTTGCCACTCTTCTGCCTTAGTCCTATTTTGACATATTTTTTAATGTCGCCATATTGATCAAGTTCGTCCAACTTGAAGGCTTCGAATTCTTTTGCCCACTTTAGCCACTCTTCAGTGGTGCCGAAATCACGTGCGAAGAACAAAATACTCTCGCCTGTCTTCGGATTCCAGCCGTTGCCAGCTTTATTCCAACCCATCAGGTACATAGCGATTCTTCGCTCTAAGCGCGCTTCGATACCTTGCTGGATATTGACCTGCATTCGGTATACGCAGTTGCTCAAACCTTCCTGATTCATCTTCCATGCTTTTGCGCTAATGTCCAAAACTTCCTCCTCTTTTGATCATCTTATCACAGGTACGCTCAAAATGCAAGCACTCTTTTCGAGTGTGCTGTTGATTTAACGCACAAGCTCTGCAAGCGCTTCATGAACAGCGATGGGTAAAAAATCACCAGCTTAATTTTACTTTTTGTCTGTGCATAAAATTATGCAACAAATGTCGCTGTATATAGCCATGATGAATGATAGCGCGTTTCGTGTCGCAAGACGTCTCGTATCCAGACGCGAATACCTGTCTGACGATGCCATCATGATACAGTTTTATGTCGGTAACCAGAAGGACAAATTGCCTTTATGACCGATCAGATCATAATCCTTACTATAGATTAGATCTCCTATTTCAAGTATTTGGTAATCGGTATACATATGCTACTTATGCAGGTGTAAGGCGACCATGAAAGAAAATACTTCTAGTCGGGTGACATTCTTCCAATAAGCCAGTACACAAGTTAACAAAGGTGTTGTTAACTCCGATTGTGGGACTGGTGCACAAATATTTATCTTTTTCTTTGTACATAAAATATCCTTTTTTCGTGTTGAGCCGCAGTGAGTTTTCAGTTTATCAGATCATTTTCTTTCTGTCAAGAGGCAAGAGCGGCTTTTGAAATTAAAGTCAACTCGCTTCTTAGGAAAAGCTGCGTCTTGGTATTGGTAGCCCATAATACTTCATACTGCGCAAAGAATCTCCTTACTCTTATTACCAATCCGGGGGTATTCTCGTACCCATACTCACCTGTCTTCACCAGGTCGCCAACTTGTAAGTTTAAGCTTTCTACTGTCATGATGGAGTTACCACTTTCGATACAATTGTTGCTGAATAGTCCGATGGGTAAGATTATCAAATTCACTTTCCCACATTTCAATTACCGTGTAGCCTTTCTCTTGCAGGGTCTGCCTTCTCTTTAGCCATTCATTGTATAGTGTTTTGTATTTCTTTTTGGAGATTGGATTTATACCTTCAGGAGGATATTTGCCTGGGTTGCCGTGCCAAAAGTCACCAAGGAACTCATATACTGTGTTTGTTAATGGATTAAATCCATCAACCCTATATCTACCTATCTTATGCTGCCTTAAGAGTATTGTGTCTTCAGTCAATACACCTTTCGTTTCTGTTGTTGCAGCTTCTATTTGATCTAACCAAGCTGCTTCTTTTTTGGAGATTGAATTGCCGCACTTACGACAACCGCTGCCTGCAAGATGATTGCTAGGTGTCTGCTCAAACGTATTGTGGTTCCTACATGTTATTTTTACTTTTTCTTTATTATTCTTGTATTCGGTCAAACTGTATTCATATTTATCTCCATGTACCACCTGGGCTCTTTCTATGAACTCCTTAGTTGAGAGTCGTCTAGTATCAGCAACAGTAATAATGCTGCACTTAGGGCAACCATGTCTTCTCTTGCTAGTATGGTCGCCTGGTGTTTGTAAGAAAGAGCCATGCTGCTTACATACTATTATTATCTTTTCTTTATTACTTCTATACTCAGTCAAACTATAATCATATAAGTTACCATGCAACAGTTTTGCTTTTTCTATGAACTCCTTGGTTGAAAGTCGCATACCACATTTAAAGCAGCCGTTGCCGCCATTAGTGTGGTTGCTTGGTGCTTGCAAGAAAGAGCCGTGCTTTTTACATACTATTTCTACTTTTGTATGAGTGCCTTTGTATTCAGTCGAGCTGTAATCATACTTGTCACCATGTGTCGCTCTTGCCTTTTCGATAAACTGCTCGGTTGAAAGTTGCCTGAGGTTGTTAGCTACAACAGCTCCACATTGGGGGCAGCCACTTTTTTTCGACTTATTGGTGTGATTGCTTGGCGTTTGAAAGAAAGAGCCGTGCTCTCTGCAGACTATCTCGACTCTTGTACGTGTGTTTTTAAATTCAACCAAATTATAACTGTATCTTTCTCCATGCACTGCTTGAGCTTTTTCTACGAACTCAATTGTTGTTAATTTTCTTCTCACACTTACCTCTACAAGCACCATAGGGCACATATTGAATTTTGTCAACCAAAAAGAAAAAACGCCGGGTGACCAGCGTTATTCTCAAGATTTCTCTACCTAAATCGGATATTACTTTCTTTTTTGCGTGAGTTTCTTTGCAACTCGTTCTGTGATTTTCGAAATCGCCTCTTGCAAAGCAGCTTCTTCTTCAACCGGTCCTTCTTCTTCGAGCGCAATTGCTCCTCGCTTCTCTAACTCAGAAACTAATGCTTCGGTCGCAATGCCACTAAACTCATCTTCTTCTTCATCGCCCATTGCTGGAGCTGCATCAAGCTCTGGTGCAGGTGCGTCGTCCATTGGAGGCTCGTCCATGCCACTTTCTTCACCATCAATACTAACTGCAACGCCAAGGGCTGCAGCAACCGCATTTACAACCTTCTTCAGAAGGTCTTCTTCACCACTGCCAGCGCCCATTTCTGGTTCCATTTCCGGTTCCATTTCTGGTTCCATTTCTGGTGCCGCGTCCATTGGGGGCACTTCCTCTTCACCACCCATTTCCGACTCTTCGTCGCCTTCTAGCTCTTCTTCTTCAAAGTTTTCTGCCAAAGGAGTTCCACCTTCGATACTTTTCTTTGTCACACTAGTATTGGATAGCTTATGATCTTTCTCATAAGATGTGCCAGGAATTTGCAACTTACCATCAGGTGAATCAGGTACACCTTTACCTTGATCCGTAGCTACTCCTGATTCACCATTAGGGTTACTTTTTCCAGCACCTTCACGATGTGGTCCAGGTCCAGTTTTGTCGAAATTATCTTCCGCAAGTTGCTCTTCTTCATCTTCTTCGTCATAATTTTCACTCACAAACCCTTCTGTTAATGCCTTTGTCCCGGCTAACTTCATGAACTTGCGAATGTCGCTCTCTTTGATTATTTTTTTTCCCATTGGGTACTCCTCAGTATAGAAATCTAAGTTAAATAGTTTTTTAAAACCTAAAAAGGCTTCTTCTACTAGCCGTTGCCAGTATTTTTATCTCGTATCGTTCCGACCATGCTCGTTAATGTATGTTGTTCGTTTCGGAAGACTCTTTGTTCTGCCTCTATCTCTTCTAATAGACGTGTTTGTAGCTCTGAATTCTTTGCTATTATCGTCATCGCTTTTGCAGTATCTCGCATAGTGTCCTCAAGTGACTTACGAACATACCAAATCTTCACACCATCTTGATCACTTTTATCATGCCAGGCGTGCAATACTTCCAGCTTACTTTTGATAGGTTCCAAGAAATCACTCTTCAGTTCCATCAAGCTACCCTTGAGTTTCAAAACACTTTCCTCCACAGCCTTCAGTCTAGTCTCCGAGTTTTGCAAATTCTTTTGACGGAACCATCCGAACACCTCTTTTACTGCCGCCATCACAATTATAACAACAAGTCCTATTACTGTGATATTTTCCATCTTTAATTCCCCTTACGAAATACAGTCGTAAATAGAAAATCAATCAGGTAAAATACATAATAATTTTTCTTTATTATATCGCTTTGAAAGCTTCTTTAGGGCAGCATTTTGAATCTGTAAAACACGCACATGACTTACACCGATCCTCTTACTTATTTCTTCTAAGAACATCGGACCATGTTCATCAATAGCTATCAATGCACAATTATGGTCTTCCCCATGATCGATCCAATATTTACACTCCAGCACTGGACACCCAACTCCTTTCTCTCTGCACTTCTCTGAGCATTCTTTCATATGTCACTTTCTTCTTCTAGGATATCATAGATATCTTCGATGTCTTCAGGGTCCAAGATAAACTTGTCGGATATCTCCTTCGCCATTACTTTTTCTTTCGCCATTATTGTCTCCAATCGCTTGCTACTGTTCTTTTTTGTCTTGCGATATTCTATAAAAAATTCTTCTATTAGTGGGTCTTCATCTATATAAGCTCTCATAATAGATCTAAAAAACTCAGCTTTTGTAAGCCTTTCGTTTCTCAACTTTATTGTTAACCTTGTGATCTCACCATCTGTTGTTTTCACTACCACCATCCCATCATTCGCCTGGAAGCATGTGTTACCTACTATTCTACCATAGCGACTTGTTCTGCCTTCACCTTCTCTATCTTCACTCATTTCAATATATGTGTTGTGGATTCTTCTATTGAGGCGGACGTTTGCAATAACGCAGAGGCATTTTCCCGAAGCTCCTCAATATTTCGAGCACCTGAATATGAAAAGCCACTCTTTATATTGCCGATTAGTTCACTCATCACTGCGTGTATTGAGCCTTTAGCTGGTACCGTTGTTGATACGCCTTCAGGGGCAGTTGCGAAGCCTCTCCACCCTTGTTGTGCCTCTTCACTCGCCATTCCTCTATATGATTTAAATTTATTTCCATTCACTTCAATTATATCATTTGGCGTCTCATCCGTACCGGCTAGCAACGATCCGCACATAACAAAGTCAGCACCAAAAGCAATAGCTTTAACCACATCACCAGCTTTTCGAATGCCGCCGTCAGCGATGATAGTTGGACTCGTTAATCCATAACCCTGACGATAAAGCTTTTGCTCATAGCATGCAGAAATAGCGCTAACATTTGGCACACCATGCCCAGTTTTTAATCTGGTCGAACAAGTTGCTCCTGCACCGATGCCAACCCTCAGACTATCTACACCCCATTCAGCTAAATCGGTGTACGCATCACTGGTAGCTATATTGCCAGCCATAATATGCACTTCATTGCCATATATCCCACGTAGCTGCTCTACCGCCTCCTTCACCAATTGATGATGTCCATGTGCCACATCAATACAGATAATGTTGGAATCTTCATCAATCTCCATTAACGCTGCAGCCCTCTCAAGATAGTCTCCCTTGACGCCGATGGCGGCACCCCAATGAAAGCGATTGCCTATACACACCTTTTTACATATCGCTACTTGTTCATCAATAGTGTTATATCTGTGAACAATACCCAGCGCACCAAAATCAGCCAAAGCGTTACACATTGATGATTCTGTCACTGTATCCATAGGAGCAGAAATAATCGGAGTACGATATAAGTACTGACCGCCCTTGATGTTTTTAAGCTTTGTTGCTAAAGAGACCTCTGCCCGAGATTTTATATCGCTGTATTGTGGCTTCAGTGTTACATCATCATAAGTCAATGCTTTTTGTAATTCTCTTAACTTCATACTTCACGCTCCTTCACTCTTTCTGCAAAACCTTTTACTGCTTCTTCTGCTGCGTTCCAGCAAGTCGGGCAATAAGTCGCGACATTTTCACCACTTATGACAACCCTCCAAGTACTCACTTCCTTAATGTCAGTCTTGTCGAAATCCTTGCCGCAAGTAAGACATTCATCGCCCAACTCGTCAAACAGTGCCATTTTCTGCTTCATATCCTTCTCAGCCATTTTTCTATTTTTCAACATACCACCACGAATCTTCTTCATCGTCTCTCCAGTGTCTCACATACTAGTGGACCTTCTCTAGTGCCATCAAACTCCACAACCATTGATGGAAAAGGTGCGCAATTTTTTTGATTACCGAACTTAAGACGACCTCTCACGAAGTAGATCTTTGTAGCTAGCATCACAAAGTCATTAAAGTATTTTGTGTCAGTACGTGAAGGTATAAGCATGACCGTCATCGTATCATCTTCTTTCGACTCCTCATAACACTTCTTTGCCCACCCCTTTACGTCAGAATAAGGAGGGTTAACAAATACAGTATGCCCTTTCCATGATCTACTCAGTCCATCCATATCTTCAGTAAAGAAAACAGGGCACTTGGCGCTAGTAGCAGAAGCGCAAGGATCTAGTGTAAAATTGTACTTCTCATCTAGCATATCATAGAAGTCTTGCGGGGTGTCCCACTCATCACTCTTATTCGAAAACATTACTTTTGTTGAACTTTTATCCATTACCCTTTCCGCCCTTGTAGTTAGAACCTGACGATCCGAAGCCGTCAGTACCTCTATTACTAATTGTTATTTCTCTATTATACAATTCTCCTTCGTCACATATAGCTGCGTCAAAGTGTACAACTGGAATCAGTACTAATTGAGCTATTTTGTCTCCCGGTTCAATGAGTTGAGGGGAGTTAGATACATTGTGCAAGATTACAGAAACTTCACCAGCGTACCCTGCATCGAGAACCCCACCGCCAACTATCAAATCTTTCTTACTGGACATACTAGAGCGATTTTTGACTTCAAGCATATAACCGTGTGGTATCTCAAACTTAAGTCCTGTCCTGAGTTTACTGTTTTTACCAGGGTGTACTACAATAGAACCACTAAGCATGTTCTTTTTCGGATCCATCTTATTCGGCTCAACGTCAGGGCAGAAAAATACATCGATACCAGCATCACTAGGGTTTTTTCTACTAGGAGAAATCACGTATGTGTGTGCCTTAGCATACCTTAAGATCATTTGTCACCCCTTGCGGTTATAACCATCTCTTCCTCTCCATCTAAAAATAGAGCGAACTTCTTTTCCTCTACGTATTCTTCATATTCACCAATAACGAGTTTTGTAAGCTCGGTACCATCTTCCATTATCTCTAGAGTCATTTCAATCATTTTTCCTCCTTTATTATACAATGCATACCATTACCACACTTGCTGCACTCTGGTGGCTTTCTAGGTTCTTTAGTCACTACTTTTTGTTTGTTCCCACAAACACTACACTCATATGTCCTCATTACTTATCCCAATAATTTAAGGTTGTGTCTTATGGAGCGCGTACTAAAGCCCCACTGTTCATCATAATCTAGCTTTGCCATGTATGGTCTATTCATGTGCACAACATCCTTCTTCTTATCATAGCCCCAACACTTGATCCTCGTGACTGTGTTTGTTTCATCGATAGTTTCCAAGATGGCGTAATCTTTTCCTTTTGCCGTTTTCTTTAGAACAATAGCCTTAGGGATAAACCAAGTTAATTCCATTACTGGATCATATTCAGCTATCGGAGGTACCTTATATGCTTCCAGACGTTCCCTCACTGCATCACTCAGTACCATAGCTATAGGATATATACCAGTTAACTGAATAAGGTTCAGTATCCTCTCTTCTCTCGAAAAGTCGCCTTCAGGAGCGTACAATTTAATGTTGGCTTCCAGCTGGTCTTTGTTTCTTGGTCGATCGACTGCGACACACGACCAAAAATGCTTAGCCCCAGTGAACCTTTCATCAACTAGCTGCGCTAGCGCACCTGAACGGCACAATACATCTAAGTTGCCTTTGTTTAGTTTTCCGTATGAAACTCTTTCGTGGAAAAGCAACTCCTCAACGCTATTAAATGGTCGGTAATTAACTATCTCTTTAATCGCCGCATCACCAACACCCTTTATAGAGCTGAGTGGTTGAATTAGTGTTTTGCTATCTTCTTCAGCAATTTCCCACTTTGAACCAGAGGCATTAATATCAAGACCTCTAATTTTATAACCAAGACTCTTAATGATGTTGTTCGCTTCTTCTTTCTTTGCTTCGCCTTGAGCATCCAAATAAGCAGCCAGCCACTCTGATGGGTGATAAGTCATCAACCAAGCACACTGATAAGAAACCATTGAATATGAAACGGCATGGCTATTCGAGGTCAATGTACCGTCAGTCAAATAAAATTGATGATCTTCGTGCTCTACCTCTAAGTCATAAGTGTCTATCTCGCCCATTTCTTCACAAGAAATTATCATCGCCATATTCTTCTCCTAATTTGTAGACGCCTTTATTGTTACGTCGTATTAATTCTTCTATTACTTCCAAGTGTTTTCGTTCGAATTCTTCTCTTCTGTAGTTGTATAAACTCACCCCTACGGATCAGTTTATATTGTATCACATATGTTTGCCCTTCATAGGAGAAACATGGAAGCTCCTGCAATATTTCAACGACAAGAACGAACTTGCCGCGAATATCATTAAAGCCAGACCAATTCGCACCTGTTAGCACTAAGTCGCCTACTTCGAACTTCATTCAATTGCCTTTATCTTCGTGGTTACATAGCCAATAGCCTGCCACTATCCATCATCACTAGTGTACCTTTGGCGACAAGAATTTTTGTCGTTTTCCTTCTTTTTGTCACCATGGCAACCAGCACCAGAAATATTCCATGCCTTTAATGCATTGAGATTCCTAGTTGCTGCAATTTTATTCCTGCGTCTTTTCTTTTTTCTCTTTCCCACATGTCCCACCGGTCGCCATATCTTCGACGACCTTACAGTCATCACCTGAAAACTCTTCAGACCAATGATCATTCCAGCTTTCACCAGTCAATTGTATGAGATCGCCGACCTGAAACATGTTTTTTGTCATTATTTTGCCAAGGAGAAGGTGCCATAAACATTATCACCGGTCTCATACTTCAACTCAAAGTCAACTGTTACCTCCTGATCGAACTCTAGTACCTCCATGATGATCGTCTTTGCTTTGCGATCATATTCCCAACCAGCTGCAGCGGAACCAGAACAACCAAGCCCTACGACTTCACCATCAGTATGCTCGAATGTGTGAGTTCCAGTGCTCAAGTTCTGTGCATTGAGACCGCTTTCGAGGAACATAAATTTAGCCATGTACATTTTCTCGCCGTTTGTCGTGACGAGACTAAACTCCTCGAAGCCATGTGAGTCTGTACACACCTTCTTCACGCAACTACTTTTGAAATCAACTTGATGGTCTCACGTTTGTACAAATTGTTGTCGGTCGCGTGCACGTCTGGCGTACACCATTCAATTCTGTAAAATCGCATAGCATAAATAATTACTCCAATCACAATGCCATAACCTAGCCTGGCGAACCTTTCGCCTGAAGCATGTCTCACTAGGTCTCCAATATGAACTTTTCGCATCACAAAACCTTTGTCTTAGCTATCAGAGAAAGGGAAGTTGCGCTTCTGGTGATAATGAGTTCTCCATACTCTAAGCGATACACAAGCTTGTTGTCCCAATAGTGTGACCTATATTTTTCTACAATTAGAAAAGGTCGAACTGTAGTTATGGGAACCCCGTCGTTCAGCCGCTCTTCATCAACCAAACAAACTAAATCACCAATTTGAAAACTATAATCATCACAGTCATCATCACAGTCATGCATTGGGGTCCTTAAGTTGTAGAAACAAGTGAATCACAGGGCATTTCAATTCTCACAGCACACTGATTAATGCGTTTTTCCATTATATGATTTCGCCGGGTATGTGCACCAGAACTGCATGCCTTCAAGTAGTTCACTTCTGTTCTTCCTGAAGCTCTCAATAAATAAAGTCTTGCCTCACCTTTACCTAGCTGATAAGATACCATCACATTCATCATAACTTTTCTGCTTTCTGTATTAGGAGGAGCGGCTTGTTTGAGCCTTGTTGGTTGCCAAAGAGCGAATGTTTCTCGCCAAAGGCAACAACGTAAGTGAGATTTGTATCTGCATAGTTTTGATAGACAGAATCATACACACTAATAACTACACCTATACCATGCTCATTGATCAATTTATTAGAGTATATACTTGAAAGAGATACTAAGTCGCCGACCTCTATTTCTTCCATTTTATCACCCTTTCGATATTTTATATTTCTTCCAGTTTCTGAGAGCGCCTCCGTATTCTTCTCGTTCGACTACTTCGCAGGTGCCATCAAAAGGACAACTCGTGCCTGAAAGTAAAACATATGAATCATTTATTCCATCTGTAGCAACTACTAGAAATCGACAAGTACCCGTGTCTTCATTAATATCAATGTCGCTGCTGTATATAAGGTCTCCAACTTTTAGATACATTCTTCTAGCTCCTTTACTCTCGCGACAAGTTTCAAACTAGAGCCTTTGTGGGTCCTATTTGAATAGGTTGAATGAGGTTTATTATCTTGCCAGAGAATGATATATCTCTCGCCCTTAAAAGCAAAAGTAATTATGCCCAATGCATTGTTCAAAATGGGACTCTTCTTGCATACTAAATCGCCTACTTTAAACATCAACATAATTATTCGTCCGACAAATTAATTGCCCGTACAACTCTTGCGACTGGGTTTGTAGCAGCAGCAATCAACTGAAGGTTTGTGGTTTTGATTGCGAAGCTTTAAGAAATGCCATACACAAACTCAAGCATAGGCAACTCTTCTTTGATCTGATGCTTATAGAGGCTATCTTTGGCTCGTGGGTGGTGGTCTGCTTTTAACTCAAAGCCATGCAAACCACACTTTCCAGACCACACTTTCCTAATGGCTTGCTCATCTGCAGAAGCAAAATAAATGTCGCCCATTGAAGACGTTCCAGTGCTATCGCACCGCCTAATCAAAACATACATACCCAGCACCCTTTCGTCTGCAAATTATCTTAAAATAGTACCGCGAAAGCATCTTGTTATTGTGTGCCACTCACCGTCCCACGATGAATCACCCAACATCAATTGCCCTTTTTTGGTGTATACACCAACTCCATCAGTAACACCAAATTCATTCAGCAGACCGTTGAGTCGCTCTCTAGTGGTGGTCGTGTTCCATCCGGCAGTAGTAATGTGCAGCCCGAGATTAGAGAACTTTGCAATCTTGTTGCCGCGCAAAAACATCTCACCATCACGCACACATGTGTTTGCTTTGCCGAAGTTTTCTCCATCGAAAAAGGCTGCAGCTGCTTCTTTAGTGATCTTTCGTGACATGCGTAGCTCCTGGTTTTTGTTAAATTAAGTTTAGCAGATCATTTTGCATTTGTCAAATATGTTACGGCTCATATTCAACCACGCACTGTACCAGCATTAGTTCGTTCTGGTTCCGGTGCGCGAAAAGTGTTTTCGAGTCATCTCAACTCCTCAGTTGTTTTCGCCCATGAGACAATTCAGCAAGAGCAAAGCCTCGAATGAAGGCTTTGAAGAGTGGAATATTACAACCCACTTCACCGCCTTTCTTGACTAGCGTCATTAATTCATCATGCAACAATGGCACACATGTACCACCATCCTTGAAGTGCATTTTTCCCATTCGCTGAGCTTCTAAGAGTACTTCGCGAGCGTAAATCACAGCCATTTTTGTTTCCTTCTTTTAAAAGATGCTCTTTTTAGCCGAAAGAGCGCACTGTTCCATCGATTCATCAACTGTGAGAGGTCGCAAGCCCATGATTTTATAGATTTTTCCGGTAACTGCACGAATCTTCTTTTCACAGGCGACTGCCTCTGCCAACGTATCAGTGCATGCACAGACTTGCTTTGTTTCGTTCAAGATCACATACATATTGAACACCTCATCTTTCTTATTTTCTTACTCTACCAGATCATTTTGGTAAAATCAACCTTCTATTCGCATTTCGTTGAGGCAGGTGGCAATTCGTTTTGAGTTGCAGTCTTTATTAAGCCGACTCTCTCTGTATCTTCTTCTGTCCAATAAGTATCTTCGCTGTGAGTGGAACCATCATACAACCAGCCGGTCCTATCTCTAATATCCGTATGGGTTAGTTCGTGCGGCAATGCTAGTGGTATAGTGTATATGTCACTATTGGAAGTATTGTATCCAGTAACACAAATATCATCTTCTACCATATACGCGTCTTTGTATTGTTGTGTCACATCTAATGCAGCACTAAAGAACTCGATAGTGACTCCTTCATAGTTCCTACCAAGAAGAGCTAATACTCTTTCAGCATACACTCTCTCATCAACGCTCATGCCAATCAAGCATGCTCCAGAAGGCGCACTTTTGTGACCACCCCTTGCGAACTCGTTCTTACATGGTCCTTCTGGAATACAAGAGTTCATTAAGCAGACGGCAAGTATCATGATAGCATATTTCATTCGACTACGCTCTTGATTGCCTTCTTGTCTAAGCCAATAATAGCTCTATTAAGTGAACGCATGATGTGTTCCACTTTATTAGTTTCATCTCTGGTTACAGTGTCGGCATTTAGATGAGCTTCAAAGATGCATAGCTGCGCCACCAACTTTCTCGTTGCAATAATTGCAGTTGCGGTGCACTTATCATGACGACCCTTTACTCGTGCGGCTCGCTGCTGAGCTTCTTTCTTAGTCACGCCAAAGGCTTTTCTGGCTTCTATACGCTTTTTGTTCCACAATTCAATGATTGGCAACGAGAGATCATCGTCCTTCATGAAGAAGAGGCATGTTCGCTTATTTGAATTCAAAAAATGTATGAACTCATTCCACAAACCTGCCTCTTCTTGTGAAAGGTCGACATGTCTTGTAGCAGCTGCTTTTGTCATAGCATACGTCTGGGCTCCTAACGATCTCCTGCTGCTGTCCCAACGATTTGTTATCGACCACATTCGCTCTGTAAATTGCTCCAGGCGCTTCATTATTTCGCTCGCCAACGCTGACGGCTCCTTATACTCTTTCATCCTTTCCTCTTATTTGTATACTTTCGTTAATACACTGCTTGCATGCAAGAGTGTGGCACCTTTGTAGGTGCCAACTACCCACTCGACGCGTACAAATTGGTAGCCTATAGTTTGCACTATTTTTCCTAAGCTACCAGCTTCCAAGCGTACTTCTTCACCTATCTTAAAATACATCTCATACTCTTATTAAGGGGTGGGTGAAGTACAATGTCCAGCGGCGAACACAACTCTTATAGCGCTGATGTTTTACCGCTTTAATTATAATCACGCCGATCCGTATTTCGTCAGGGCTCGTTCTAGGAAGCCACCATCGAAAAGAGACTCGAACACTTCTTGTGGGATGCCCACCTTTGCGTGACTGAAGCGTGTCTTATTTTGAGCCATATTGAGGCGCTGTACTGCGATGTGCACCCCGAGCTTACGATTAGGGTTGTCGGCTGGATTCACAACACTGTACGCTGCGTCGAACGTACCATTGTCGTTTACAGTGTACACTAGGGTGCCCATCAAACGACCTCGCTCCGAGCTGTAATCGTTCTTGTTTTGGTGGAAATGTTTTACTTTAACTTTTTTAACTTCTTGCATGTGTTCTTCCCTCAGCCTTGAATGGCTATTTGTTTACTGTTACTTCTCTTCGTCTTCGTCTATACTTACTGCTCTGCCTTTAATTAATGACAAAGGCACCCGGCAGCTGCGACCTAAATTCTGTAAGTACACCTCATATATACAGGTTAAATGTCCACCCACAACAGACGTATAAGGTCCTGAAAGAATGTACCCAACCCCAGCCACAAACTTTCCTTCTTCTTGCTTGTAAAGGCGACGTCGCATCGCGTGATCGCTCATGCTTATTTCGACCAAGTCACCTTCGTGATATACTTCTTTCATGCTAGTTCACCTTCGGAGAATACACAGCTCGCTAGTTTGATTCTAAGCTCACGAGTCATACAGGTCCCTCTTTTATTCCACAATACTTTAGCTAAGTGCAGTTGCTCTGCATAAGATACATGTTACCGATGACAATACCTATGTCGCCCTTAGATCCCTCTTCCTCTTGTAGGAGCTGCACTAAGTCGCCGATGTTATATTGCACTTCAATCTCCTTCGGGTATATATACAGCTTTCGCTAGTTTGACGTATGAGGCGTTATCAATACAGTGAACAGTCTGCCCTTCTAGCTCTCCCCACGACACCCTAATATAACGATCGTGCATTATATCGATGACAATACCTATATCACACACATGTTTTCCTTGCATGAAATACACTAAATCACCAACGCTATAGTGCACCTTTCTTTTCTTCATCACTCACCTTGTTGCAGTGAAGTGAAGGTGTGACAACAGTGTTATTCAAAGTAGTTGTCACACCTTCACTTTTTCTTAGTAGTCGATAGCCACTACTTTTTCGTGAGTAGTGAAGTATGGATCTTTGGCTCCTCGAGAGTCAGTCATCCACAGTCTAGTACACTTTGAATTGATGGGCTTTTCAGCATACATATCTGTCAATACAATGCAGCCATCAAAGCTTCGCTCGTTGATATATCGCGCAGGTGCATTGAAATCAGTACCACCACACATCACTCGTTCGTGCGCCTTTCGTTCGTTCTTCTTCCAAATATACACCAAGTTGTCATCAACAACTGTGTCGAAAGGTACAACAGTGAATTCTGCCACTTCTGCAAGCTTATTCAATTCACTATAGAACGCTGACAACATCATGTCGCTGACTGAGCCAGACTGATCGATTGCGATTGCGATCTTTGCAGTTCTGAGGGTTTTTCGTCCGCTGTGAATGTATGGGTATCTACGGTTAATCTTCTTGACTGAAGATTGGTGGCTTGATCGTTGTGAGGTCTTCACAAAGTAACGAAGTACCGACTTCCAATCAACCTTTGGAGTGATTCGGTCAATGATTTCTTGGCGCATGCTCGATGACACCGTGCCCCAACCACCCTTCATGCTTTGTTGCGCAGCTGAGGATATCGCCCCTTTCAATCGCTGCCTTGCAAGTTCCTTGATAGCCTCTGGGATCTTTCCGTCTTTCGACCAGCCATTGTGGGAATCAAACCCCTCACCATTGCCGTCGCTGTCACCCTCACCGCCTTCGCCGTCGCTTGGCTGACCTCCTGGAATCCTTATTCCCTTCACTCCGAGACCAGATTTGAAATACCACTCTGCAGATTTCCCGCGCGGCATTTTCAACTTTTCTGGCAAGATTGCCTTAGCGTAAAGTTTCTTGATGTCGTCTCTGGGTTGGGCGGGGAAAATTTCGCTATTGATCGCTGCATCGGTCGCATAGTTCCATCGCTTTGTCATGCCTTCGGCAGGCATGCGTTCAGTGACATGTCCCAGGACGAGGTGCAGGAATTCATGAATCAAAACAAGCCTGATCTCTGCATCAGTGAGCTTGGAGAAGAAGTCGGCATTATATAGCATATCAAAACGCCCACTATGTGGGTTGACCCGAACTCCTGCAGTCGGAATCATCGTCGTAGGCGATTTAGTGACATGGCGGGAGAGTGCAGCATAGAATGGCTCTTCAGCCAAGAGTCGAGCAACGTGCATGTTCAGATCGAAAGTCATCTTTTTTCCTTTTGGTTCTGGTGATCTGCCTGGAAACATTATAGCAGATCATTGTGGTTATGTCAAATACGTTTCCCAAGTATCTTTTTCAGTTTACATCTGCGATGATCTCGGAAACTTTTCTAATATCTTCAGATTTCATAATGATCCCTGCCTTTCAAAGATCGTAACAAATCATTCTCCTGTTGTCAACGCTTTGCTTATCATGGTGGCGGAATAGTCACAATGCCCACTATTGAAAGTAATCTCTTCCATTGTACCGTCACTCATTGCGAAGAACGGGTCACCAATCTCAAACTGCATAAATACCTCCTTGCTAGGATATCAGATCATCTCACTTCTGTCAACAACTACTCGTAAAGAAAAAGAGGGGCTTGCGCCCCCCTCAATCACCATTCAACTACTTCCTAGCTCTTAGCAGCTGCTTCTTCAGCCTCTTTCTTGGCTTGCATCCCAGTCAACAACTCACGAAGGTAAATAGAGACAGCTGTTTTCTTGCCATTAATAGTCACAGGTTGTGCATGCAAAGCAACAGTGTTTTCCGTCGGACCAACATTGAGTCCTCCCCAGATCTTCATGGCTGCTTCCGATGGCAAGGTGATGAAGTATTCACCAAGATTCTTGATCTGCTTCTTGGTCAACTTCTTAGCGAGCGACTCCATTGTTGCCATCTTCTCGATCAAGGTCAAGTGCTCAATAAGACCGTAGTCTTTAGTCAGCTCGAGCTTACCCTTGTCGATGATGTCAGCTGGCGACACTTGACGGTCATAAGATCCGAAGAAGTCTGAGAACGCACAGGCTGCTTCAAACCCTACATAGCCAAGAGACAGAAGACGAATCTTATCGCTCCACTCTTCGAGCAGCCCTGATTCTCGCATGGTGTCATTCAGACGCTTCCAGGAGCGTCGCGAAGGGTACTTCTTATTTGCCACGAAGTCATCCTTCGCGTTCTCAAGGTGAGGAATGTTCTGATTCACGAAATCAAGAACAACCTTGTCGAGGTTATTATGCCCCAGCTCTCTGCCATCGGCATCACGAGCAGGAGCTTTGCCCCATTGCATCCAATCTTCAACAGAAGGAGAAATGTCGTATACAGTCCAGCGATCGAGTTCTGCCGGATCCATCTCACCAACTTGATATTGTGCCCCCTCGTCACCCCCATTAACTGCCGCGACTACCAAAGTGTCCTTGTGTAGGGCAAAGCCGTTGAGCTTTCGCGAGTCAGTAAGCTCGAAGATGCCTTGACGTACTTCGATTACGGCACGGTCAACTTCATCGAGGAACAACATTACTGGGCTGCAGCATGCATCTTTAAACCAGTCTGGCGGGTTCCAAGCCGTTGCTGCATCTTCAATAGTCGGCAACCCAACCAGGTCACCTTCAGTCATTTGTGAGGCACGTCGTTCGACGACGCGAAGACCAAGATCTGCAGCTGCTTGGTAGACGACCTCAGATTTACCAATTCCATGTCGACCACGGATCATTAGCGGGTGCTTTGCTTCAAATACGAATGGAGCGATTTCACGGAACGTAGCAAAGTCAATCTTCATTTCTCATCCTTTAGCAGAGAGTGGTTTGTTTGTCTCTCTTGGAACCAGTCTATCAGATCATTTCTAATGTGTCAACGTTCCTGGTGGTGTTTTTTATTCTTCTTTATAAACAGATAGTTATGCGGCTGTAGCTCTTATTTCTGTTCCTCCACAGTTCCTCTTTAAGGCTGCGCAGGGGAATGATCACTTTTGAGATCAAAAAAGCCAGACATCAGCCTGGCAGTCTTCCGTCATATTTATCGAAGTCGCTTTCCCACATCTCCGCCACCGTATATCCTTGTTCTTGCAGAGCCTTTTTTCTTTTCAGCCACTCGTTGTGTAATGCACCATATTTTTTTTGACAACCGGGTTTGTTCCCTCAGCTAGGTATTTGTCTGGCGAGTGTGCCGAGCGCACATTGGGCAACCTGCTGCACTACTTATGTGATTGCTAGGTGATTGCATAAAGACTCCGTGTTCTAAGCACACTATCTTTACTTTTGTGCGCGCCCTTGTAGTCAGTCAAATTATAGTTATAAGTGCCTTTGTGCACTAACCTAGCTCGTTTGATAAACTCATCTGTAGTCATTGTTCTCCTACTCATTCTTGATCCCACTTCCTGAACATCGAGACCTGATACCAGTCATCATCCTGGGTGGTGTACTTCTGACATGTGACATACTCTCCATTCCATTGGAAGGCTGGAGCGCCGTCGCCCCATTGTACAGCCATCGCAACGATAAGTTTAAATTCTCCTTTGAGACCAAAGTTCGCCCAACTTTCCCCTGTCAATTGTACAAGATCACCTATTTCAATTTCTTGTTCACTCATGGGATGTATACATTACTTACAATGGTGGCTGAGTAGTCTTCGTAGCCACTTACGTAAGTTTCTTTACAATAAATGCTCAGGTAGTCGTAGATGTTGCCACTATCATAAGCAATTCTCGGGTGCTTCCCCACACCAATGATAAGTGTCATTGTGTTGTACAACTCTGGAAAGTCACTCCGCCATGTAAGCCCAGTCAACTGCACAAGATCACCTATTTCGAATTCTTGCTCTTTCATGGTTTATATACTTTGCTTACAATAGTGGCTGCCCACCTTTCATTGACGTAATACAATTCGCCATTGTTAATAAACGCTGGTCCAAACATGTCTGATGTTGTTAATAATACAACGCTATCTTTAAGTTCTCCCCACCAATCTGCACCAGTTAATCTTACCAAGTCTCCTATTTCAAACTCTTGTTTTTTCATGGTCTACATACCTTACTTACAATAGTGGCTGAGAAGTCGGTTTCGTATTCATCATAATAATAAATACTCCAGGTTTGCCGACAGGTCGAGAATGAGCCAACTGGAAATACCGGATCACCTTCAGCGTCATAACCAGTAATTCTGACCAGTCAGAATTACCAGGTCACCTATTTCAATTTTTTGTTCACTCATGGATTGTATACCTTACTTACAACTGTAACTTCCCATTCCTCGCCAACATAATATTTTTCACAATCAATAGGATCACAAAAACATGGCTGATAGGAGTTATTGAGTGACGTTATCAATACAGTTTTGTTTTTAACTTCTTCCCACCAAGCATCACCAGTCAATTGTACAAGATCACCTATTTCAATTTCTTGCTCTTTCATGGTTTATATACTTTGCTTACAATAGTGGCTATAGTTTATACTTTTTAATGTCGCGCTCCTCTACCGTTACAGCACAAGTTCCACCAACAGGCATCAAGAGGTATTTTTTCGCCCCCATTGCATGAGATGTTGGGACCTGGTGGTTAGAAGCAACGACGAGAGCGGCTTTCCACTCTGCAATATCTTTGAGGTGCTTCTTCAGAGTAACAAGCGCACCATCAGCGAACTTTGGCTTTTCAGTGTATGCTATATAATAGCCTTCTGCGTACTTGCTGTGCACAAATTGCTTGTAAGTTCTCCTTGGCACAACATAGTCTTCTTCTTCAAAAATCCTGCTTATTAGTGCGCCCCAATAGCCAGTCTGATTGAGTTTGTTTGTCTCAAAGTAGAACTTAGCCATGATCATTGCACGTGGTCGCAATTCTGTTAAGTAATCACGCTTGTGCTTTTCTTCAAGCGCTAAGTAAGCCGGAGCGGTAGTTTCTTCGATTTTCTCAAAAGTTTTCATTTGCGCGTAGCTGAGATCACCATATTTTCGAAGAGTTTGCTCAATAGACTCAAGAAATTTCTTGTTCCACTCCGAAGTGTTGTCGGAGAGGGCTTCTGCTGTGTTTTGAATTCTCTCAAGGATCTGGTCAGGCATTCTAAACTCCTCTGTATGTATACTCCATCTTATCACGGATCACTTTGAGAGTCAACCTCCATTTCCTCGCACGCCACCAACAAGCGCAGGCAGCGCAGCGCTATGTATTGTGGTCTCCTGGCTTTTCGAAACTTAACTACAAACCATGCCGATGGTAATACTGGCTTCTCAGTGACTACGCCGACGTCGCTCTGCAAATACCCAAAGAGACTGGTCGAATATTTGTCATCAGCTATGCATACCAAGTCGCCAACACTAATATCTTCTCGGTTCATAGTTCACGCTCACGCACTTTACTTGCAAGAGTGGCTGTATAATCGATCGCGTATTTGTGGACCCTAATCAATAGAATGTCTTTGGTAGCTACATACTTTTCGAGCATCAGATCTTTCTTTTGTACAACTTCAAGCTGCCCATGTATTTCTCTAAAATGATGTGGACCATCAACTTCTATTATCACCTTCATCCTTTTCGCATATATATCTATTTGCTTTCTCGACGTCAAGTTCATATCGAATAATACACTTTTTATCTGCCTGTTACTCTTAAAATCATATGTCGGAAATCTTTCCTTAATGTACATATACATCCACTTCTCTGGTTTAGACTTATACTTGTGCATTTGCTTTATACATTTGTTGTAGAAATCTTCTGGATTTTCTTTCCTCCATCGAGCAAGTACTTCAGCTCTCTTGTCTTGCACATCTTGTCTGGCTGAAGTTTTCATTGCTGTCTTTGAAGCACGTTCTCTAAAATCCTCTCTTTTGTTCAGATTCCCAAGGAGTCTTGAGCGGCGAAGCCTCTCGGCAGGATTAGCCATTATCGATTTTGTTACAACTTGACCCATCCTAAGTTTTGCCTTCTCGGTCATGGTTTCATACCCCATCTCTTTACATCTGCTATTACTGCAGTTGTGCTCCTCCTTATAGTGTGGCGACAAATCGGCAGATACAAAGCTGCACAACTCACACGCTATAAGGTCTCCCAATTCTACACCCCTTTCCTTACAAAGCTCACAAACGTATCTGTGATTGAAGAAAGCCTTTATACTGTATAGTTCATAATCGCAAGCTACAGCAGTTCCAAACCTCTCTTCGCAATCTCTCTTATTGGCAGCTTTTCTCCGCATTTTGTCCTGAATTTGTGATCTTTCGTGCATCTTATTACTCTCCCGTCACTTAAAGTATACTTATACACTTTTTTGACGCCGTTTTTATGTCTCTTTTTGACAGGGAGAAAAATATCCTTTTTCGTCTTTTCAGAGCGCGAACGCACAATATCACCTGGCAGTACGTCAATAATCCTCTTATCACACAAAACATCACCACCGTCACTATAAATAGTAACCAGTTCATCAAAGTGCAAGCAAGCGTTGAAACCATAGCCAGCCCATAGCTCGCAGGAATGATACAACTTTTCTGCATCCATCTTACTAATTCCTTTTTCAATGCAGCCATCAATAAACTTCGGCTTAATCTCAGCCAACACCTTGTCTGCTTTGCCAGTACCCTTCTTAGTTAATACCTTTCTGAAGATGTTTCCGTCGTTCAGCGAAATACCTTTGCCAAGCTTGTGTGCCAATAATGCGATTTGTTCTTGAAACACAAGGAACCCATAAGTATCTTCGGTAACTTCTTTATGTAGTGGATGCAAATACTCAATTGAAGATGGGTCTTTTCTTGCTTCAATATACAACTTATCCACCTTCATACCCAATGCAGCTGGTCGAAAGATAGAAGTGACTGCTGAAATATCAGTGATATTGGTAGGCTTTACTTTTGTGCAAAACTTCTGTGCTCCTTCACCTGTAAATTGAAAGATGCCAGCCCACTTGCCTTGATGGAACACTTCTTCATATACTCTTTGATCGTCCACGTCCAAAACATCTGGGTGTAGATTTTCATCATAATACTTCCTAACATCCTCAAAAGAAGGTCTCTTGATGCCGCGTGTGCGCTGCAGAATTCTCCTTGTCGCACCATCGATCATCTCTAAAGTAGACAAACCTAAGATGTCGAACTTAATAAAGCCCATAGGTTCCAAGTGCCTAACATTTTGACCTTCACTCCACGGCGTTTGACGTACACCCTTGCCGCTGATTAGTGGCATGTATTTGTTTAAGTCTTCTCCAATAACGCAGCCACCAGCATGCTTTGACTGACTACGAATGGAGCCGTAAAGTGCATCAATATACACTTCCACTTGTGGGTGTTTAACTAGAAACTTGTTAAGCGTATCACTGTATTTTTTGATTTCCTCAAAAGTAGGCACATATATACCAGTCTTTATGCCATTAGCTTTTTTAGCAGCTGGTGTTGCCTCTGAAATCATCTTACCGGTCACAACATTGACCTCAGCAAAAGGTATATCATAAAGCTTCGAGATGTCTTTGACTAACGATTTCAGTTGCAAAGTATTCCAGTTGGTAATAGGTACCACTCGGTTCTCGCCCCAATCTTCGATAAGCAAATCTTTCAATTCTGATGGATTTGAAACATCATAATCGATATCAGGCATATCAACTGCATCCGCACGCAAGAAGCGTTCGAATTGTAGGTTGTATTTTATAGGATCAATCTGCGTAATACCAAGCGCATATGCCACGATGCTACCAGCTGCAGAGCCTCGCCCAGGAGCAGTTAATTGTACTTTTACAGCCTTATCTGCAATAGCATTCATTGTCAAGAAGTATTTTGCAAAATTAAGCTTAGAGATTACCCCTAGTTCGTACTCAATTCTGTTCGTGTATGCGTTAGATATACGATATATCCTTTTCTTGCTTTTGTTCTTAATACTGAAGACCTTTTTCAGTCCTATCCCAACCAGCTCTTTTAGTTCTTCATCAGCCGTTTTACCTTCAGGCACAACAAAGTCAGGCAAACGAATTGTTGTGTCTGGCGCAAAATCTTCGATTACGTCATGAGCAATACTGTGTGTTAACTCGATGGATTTTAGCACCAAGTCATCATCATATTTAATGTCCAAATCTTTCGTATATTTCTTGTACGCTTCCCACATCTGATTGCCGTTTTTAGGATACAATTCATACCCAACTTCTTCAACAGTCGAAGGGATATCTTCGATGGACGCGCCCTTGCCTCCCATCCAGCCCAACTTCTTGTATACTAGTCGTGACTGCCATGCTTCGGGGCTAGGGTAGTGGCTGTCAGCTGTAGAGATTAGTTGTACTCCAAACTCCTTAGCCACCTTAATTACTAATTGATTAATTTCGTGTTGTTCAGGAATTGCATTCCACTGCAGCTCTGCATACCATCTATCACCAAAAATACCTTGCATCCTTCGTGTAGTTTCGCGCATTGCCTCTAGGACTGTTTCCTCCCCTTCCTCTCTATGCAACCAATAATCTTGAGCATAAATTCCACCCATACAAGCCGATGTTGCAATAACGCCTTCGCTGTGCTTCTCCAACAGAGCATAGTCAATGCGAGGGAAGCGATAAAAGTTCTTCTCAGTGTAGGATTGTGAAATAATCTGAAAGAGGTTGTTTAACCCTGTTTGGTTTTGCGCCAACAGGATCATATGCGCTCTTCTGTTTACTATGTTTTTATTACTTTTTTTAGTTTCTTCTTCATCTTCGATAGTAGCGCCAATAGATGAACCTTCATCTTTCTTTTTTCTACCTTTCTTAGTTTTATTTTCTTCCGCAATCCGCTCTTTGTCGAGCTTCCATTGTGTTAGGTCTGGGTGGAAGTAAGCCTCTACACCATAGATTGCCTTAAACTCTTTACCAGCTTCTTTCATCTTCTTGGTATGCAATACTTGCTCTACTAGACCGTTCATATGCCCATGGTTTGTGATAGCCATAGCATCTCCTCCGTTTTGATAACAAAAATCAAGATGTTGATCAGTAGGACCAAACCCGTCAAAAATTGAATATCCGTCATGAGCATGCAAATTGACATATGGGATTTTAGAAACTGTTCTTTTCATTCTTCTCTCCAGTGATGATTTAAGATTACCCTATTACAATAGGTTCTACTTAAGTTATATTGTTTAGCTAGTGCTGTTATTGTAATGTCGCCTTGTGCATGGCGCTGTCGCATCTCTTTAACGATTTCCCATGTTAACTTGTGCCCTCCTTTTGCACACAACCGTGCTTTTCTAAGGATCGACATTTTTTCTTTAATTTCAACTGAATGGAGTTCCCCGTGCATAGGGTTACCTTTGCCTTGCATTCTCTTACTTTGTTCTGGTCGTTTCTTGCCTTTGCACCATGACTCCTTACCTTTTAGCGCTTTTGATAACTTTTCTCTTGTCTCGGGCGATTGAGTCTTGCCATACATAGGACTCAGATCTCCCCTCATTCCATACATCGGGTTGTTTTCACCGGATACATCAGCATGATTTTCAGACATCCTCTTTCGTGCCTCTTCGGAGTGCTTTCTACCTAATGTATTTCCTGCTTTTGGGCAAATATTGATCAGCTGGCAAAATTCATAACTATCAATAACCGCCTACTCGCTCTCTATAAGTAATGCGGTTGTTGCAACTTGTTGAACTATTTCGAAACATATATCCTCCTCACCAAACTTATTATACACTCTTTGTAAATGTATGTTGCCATGCTTATTGCCCCTTAGCATGCTTAAGTGATGAGCTTTACGTTTTGCAAAATTTATAGCGGAGCCTATATAAAACTTATCATAATTTGCAAAACAAATCTTGTATATAACATTGTTCATTAATACTATTCTCCATCCTTATACGTGGTTCTTTTCTGCCCAATCAAATACAATTGAACGTACACCACCTTCCTTCTTGATAATCATAAAGTGCGCGCCATGTTTTTCTCTAAATCTTTGCGGAAACTTGTCAAACACTTTCTTTCTCATGTCTGCCATACAATCATATTCGACACGTTGTTTGCCTAATGCAGCTGCATCTTTAATATACAAGCTTGCCATTTCGACGCTCATTCTCAGAAATTCCTCTTCCTCTTCCGTGAGGTCTTTGTCGTCGTCAGCGTCCCTACCTTCCAGGATACTTTTAGACATTTCTCGCACTTCATCATAAAAATTCTTCATCTCTACTCCTCTTCTTTATCTTCGCCTACCTTAGAAAACTCGTGATACTTAAATCTAAATGGGCGTTTTGTTACTTTTTGAAGATCGGAACCGATATATTTACAATAGCTATCCCAATTTGAGATATCGTGATAACCTTCGATCTCACAAACATTTCCGTCTTCTAATATAGCACCTCCGAAGACATTTGTCAAGCCAAAATGCCGTGCTGAAAATCTTCTTTCAACAGGTATCTTTTCGCCCTTCAACGTCCTCTCTTCTTCGCTCCAATATGCATTCTCCCATGCGCCCGTGCCTTTTCTTATCTCTCTTCTAAACTGTACAAAAGTTGATGCGTCAAGTGTGAAGCCAAGAAACTTACCATCAGCTACAGTTTGACCTTCATGCGATAAATAAAACAACTCAGCTGAAGAGATCGCCAACCTGTTTTGCCACACTAGGTCAGTTGGGTATATGCCATACGGAAAGGAAACATAATATTTGCCTGGTGCAACCCATTTACTAATCAGCATTGAAATGTGATACGAACGCTGAATTCCATACAGAATACTCCACGATAGACAATCCCTTCTCTTCCTGTCCTTGGGGTGAATCGGGATATAATATATCGGTATTTCCTTCTGTTCACTCTTAGCATACTTTATATACTTGTGGCGATAATGGCTCGTAGGATCGAGAATCCAATCCCCTAATCGATGTCTTATTAGCGGTTGCATTTCTTTGTGACACACTATCCAAATAGTTTCACATCCAGCCACTGCACATTCGTAGACTGCAGCTTCTACTGCTAAAAAATCCTGAGCTACTGGCATAAGAGAATCGTGCCATGGCATATTAAAGTCTAATTTAGCGCCTGCTACAGGAACAATACCTGCCAGATGAAACCCGTTGTTTCCCGTAAAACCTGCCTCTATTTCTCCCATATGCCACTCCCATCAAGAGGATCGCCCAGATTATTTGCCATTTGTTCGATCCCCCTAACTAAACCACAACACTTTTCTCGTTCTTCTTTCAGTACAGTATCTTCATCAACTACGAGCAAGGGTCTGATATCTCGACGTACGTGCTCTATTTTTACAAGCAAATAAACCTGCTGACCCTTTCTACCCTTACCGTTTTTCACTCCTCTAATTCCATTAGCCTTCATTATGTCTGTAGTCTGAAACTTTGTCATAAGTTCAGAATTATTACCTTCTTCTTTTTCTTCTTCCGTCATTATCGAAGTTGTAACACATTCCTTTTCACCCCACTGCACACCAACTTCATAAAACGTTAATTTCTTTAAATTGCCTTCAGCAGCTACTTCTATCTCATCATGTTCATGCATACTACCGCTCTTACTTGTAAACCAATCAAACACTTCACACAACGTACGCCCATCTTTTGTCAACACCTTGTCATATTGTACTATCTCTATTTCATTAGCTTTTATCAGGCAGCTATCGTTGCCTTTTGTGATGATAGTTATTTGTTCAGGGTTGTCTTCATCAAAGCGTATGTTTTGCACCTTGTCACCGAAAGGCATCAATCCAGCCATCGAAAGGCAGAGTGCGTACCTGCGCCACAACTCTTCTTTCTCTAGTTCTCCCACCTTGTCGAAGAAGTGGTATTCTGGGCGTCCTTTTACTATTATAGTGGTGCCGGTATAGTAAGCCCTTGCAAGAGCTTGCAAGGTATTACCTATTATGACTTTCTCATAACTAAAGCCCTTCATTGTCTAAAGGAACCCGGCTTCACGCATAGAAGAAATAGTGAGAGGGAATGTATCTAGTTGTTCCACCAGCTCCAACATTGCACGCGCCACATCGCGCACTTCTTTCTGTGCGTGTTCGTCATTACGCAGCTTCTGAAAGTGTGCAAATGAACGCCAATTGAATGAGATGTCTGCTGTAATTTGAGTACCATATGGTAAATAAAAGCGCGCACTCTCTTTGGCTCTTGCACGTGTATATCCATCAGCTACTAATCTATCCAGACATTCGTGATATTTCTTAAAAGAACCTTCAATATGTTCCTTTAGTAAATCTGCCTCTCCAGCCTTCCAATCAACTGGTAAATAATACTTATCCTTCAATTCTCGATAGCGTGCCGACTCGCCATTGATCGACACACCGACTCTATGCTTCAAGAGGTGAATATGTGTTGCAATATCCGTGGTTACCAAGAAATGTAACATAGATTTTTCAAACGGAGTATGGTGAGAATCCTTCGCCAACATTTTCAACAAATTTCCGACCCTAGCTTTCTTAGCCTCAGTTAAGTCTCTACTAGTCGATGTCCAAGCCGACAATCCGTGTATCAGATCGCTTCCATATGTCCCAATTAACTCTACTTTATTTACTGTCATTATTCTCCCATTTGTTTTCCCATTTCTAGGAAACATGCTTTTATCGATTCGTACTGAAACAAATTAAATTCTAAGAACTTATGCTTATACTTACTGATTTTATCATACACGTATAGAGTGCAAGTTGAGAATTCTTTACCAAAACGATCATCGCTATTTTCTTTTTCTTCGTATAGCAGCCGTTTTGGCTCTGCATCTTCATAATGTAAAGGCAAGCCGCCTTCCCCTCCTCCTGTCTTAAACCATAGTAAAACTGTCCTAAAGTGAGGGGCTGATAGGTAGACGCTGCCTTCTGTTACTCTCCTGAATTTGTAGTGTGTCTCTGTGTTTGACTTTTCAATATAAGTGCTACCAGCGCCAGCACTCACTCTGGTCACCTTAGCCACTGTGATTTTTTCAGCAACCATCTTGAGGTTCCTTCTGACGTTGTTTAAGAAGCACTATTTCCATTCTTGCTTTCGAAAGAGCAAACAAAGCGTCATCATTTGCGGATTGCCAAAACAATATTTCGTCGTGCTCTTCTTCACTAGCCAAGCATGCTAGAAAGTACTTCAGTACTTTAACTAAAATGTGCCTCATTCTTGTTCCAGAATACACTCGACATAGTTTTCAAGGACAAGGTACACTCGCTCATTGCCAAGTACGAAACTCTCTACCATATTAGGAGTAACCTTTATCAGCTGCCCTTTGGTGATATCTACCGTTGAATCTGGCGCGCATTCTACAACATAATATAACCCATCATCAGTTACTGCTTCAGCAGCTTGTTGTATGAATGTCTCTAATGGATTAACCTCTTCCGAAGCCGCTGGGTCGTCTCGTCTAAGTCTGATGCGACGATTTCTTGGTCGTACTATCATTATTTTCTCCTTCTTCTGATTCAGAATCAAATGGTGATTGAACTATTTTCTTCGCAAAGTCCAATGTAAGACCTGCGAAGAAAATAGCCACGCATATGATTATGAAAAAATACATAAGCGTGTTCATTAAACTTACCGCCTTTGGCTTCGCTTAATGACCTCAAATACTTCTGCAATATCCTCAATAGTTTCGTCGTTCTTCAACATGCGCATGGCTTTCGTTGTCAAAGTCATCTCTTCTTTAGTCAGCCACCCTTCGGTCTTGTAAAGCTCCTTGAGGGAAGCTTTGTGCTCTTTAAACGGTTGAATCGATTCGTCAATGACGGTCATTGCCTTCGCAAAATCCACCATTCGTTCTTCTTTCGTTTTGTCTTCGTCTTCTACCTGTCCAGTCTGTTCGTTGCTCATTTTTCACTCCTAAAAGACGGGGCTCCCGCCCCATCTATGATATCACATTTATCCCAATCCGTCAAGAACTATTTTATGGGGCAAGCTCCTGACGCGCAACCAAGTTGGTCTTCTGTAATATCCTTTTCGGATATATGCAGATTAGTAATCGGTTGCACTTTTGCACGCATCTCTTCATATTCTTCTTTAGTGATCTCTTCGTATGGTGCCTGCACAAATCCATGATCTGAATGTAAGCAAAATGATAGAGATTTTATATTAACGTTGTAGTTTTCTGTTAGCCAATTTTTTATAGCAGGCAGTTCTTCTTTCTTGTAATAAACTGTAACCGAAACTGCATTATCCGACCACTCAGTTTGTAAGCGCTTTACGATATCCAGTTGTTCAGTTGCATTAATATCTTTCGAAAATATTGCGTGACTTGGCAGTTTGCATGGAAATTCAATGACATTTGTGCCATAGTTTTCAGAGCCATCGAGTTCTTTAGCAAATTCCACCTTATAGCCTTTTTCACGACAAACATTGACCAATTCACTATCTGATGCGATTCTCATTCTCCGAATATGGTACTCAGAAAACCCTGGATGCCCGCCTGGTGTGACCCCAGCCAAAAGACTCAATGTACCACTAGGCTTGACTGTTGTCAATTTAATACTTTCAGGGAAACCATGTTTGTCACTATATTGTTTGTCGTATTCTCTTAGTTTTACGTAAGCTCCTGCTAGCCAACTCTTCTGCTCTTCTGTTGCCATACAGTAGCCTGTAATACCGATACCCATGCGCATATTAGCGTTCACAATAGCTTCCGTCTCCTTTTGGTGACATGGCAGTGCCAAACTATGCTTGTTTATTCTATAGAGGTACTTCAGCACTTTCATCAACTCTTCTTCACTCTCTATATTAGGGAGGAACGTCTCTGCCAAACAGCACGTTTCCTTATCAGCTAAACCTTGTTCGGCACATGGGTTAACCCCCTCAACTTTTGGATCTGGATATTGTAACTCTCCGGCTCGACCCATCTTTCTGAAGTTTTCTATATTAATCAGTCCATATGGTTCTCCGTTGCCATTATATCCTTCCCAAAACTGCTCAGGCAACTTAGAAAAGTCGTCGCACACTACTGAGTTGTTGGAATTCTTTCGCCAATTAGGAATATTTCCCAAATCCCACCTTTTCGCATTTAGAAATTCAAAATCATCCATATCGCCGATGGCTATTTGCGCTGATCTTCTTATATTTCCAGCTACAACTATCTCTCCAATGATATTCATAATGTCCAAGCAATCAATTGGTCGAGCGCGCTTTCCTCGTCGAGCATCTAGCACTTTACAGATGTTGTCGATACCCTCAACAAGAATCTCAGGACCAGAAGCAGTACCTCCGAACCCCTTAATCTGGGTACCAGCTCCACGTACACACATTGTAGAATAGCTAAAGCCTTCACCGGACAAAAAGTAAGCTTTAAGTACTTTACCCAAGAGTTTAACCCAACCTTGCCTCGTATCAGGTACAATAAAGTCTACCCCTGCGCCCTCTTCTCTGTTAATTGCAATTTTCTTCTTCTTTACTTTAGGAAGTTGATATACATTTTCTCTCTGAATATTAAAGCCGACGCCCGACCCTAACATTAGAGCATCCATTGCCCAAATAAAAGGATTGATAGGGTGATCTATAACCGTGAAAGAACAGTTCTGCAGGCTGAACAGTCCAAGCTTGTCGACTGTTTTCGTGCCGAGTTGCCAGAGAAATCGACCGGCGACGCTTCCTTTGAGATTCAAGAAGATATCTCGTAATTCCTCCTCTTCCTTGACACTGAATCCTACACCTAGTTGCTTGTCGCAACCCTTCAGGATCCGCTCTATTGTGTCTTTAAACTCTTCTGTCTTTTCAGAATTCTCTTTCAGCCTACGCGCATAGGTTCTCTTATAAACAATATAGCCAATCTCTCCCCATGGCGTTTCTACTTCTCTACTAAACAAGCTATCAATATTCATTATTCTATTCCTCTTCCTTATTGTTTTTGTTTTTACTTTTCGTCTTAAAAGCTTCGTACTTTTCTTTAAGTCGCTCTTTTTGCACTTTCGCGCCATTCCTTTGAATGTCTTCTATTGAGTCGTCTGTTGGCTCAAATACCTTTATGGCAACATTGGAGGTGTCCATGAAAACTGGACATACAATCCCATCATCTCCGTTCCGGTTCTTAGCTATAAAAATCCTACCGCCATTAACCTGCTTATCAGCAATTGTTCGTGAAAGAGAGAAGATAAAGTCTGCCACAAAGCACTTATTGAATGCCTCGCTGATCGCCTCCATAGTTACCACTTCTGCATTAAGACCTGAATTATGCGTGTACACTCCATTTTCTAGAAAAAACATATGAGTATCATCAACAGTAATGTCTATTGTTTCTTCATCTCCGTACTCTTCTATCGAAGCTATTTCATCTATATTAAAATCTGCTATATTAAGTTCATGTTTCATTTTTTCTCCATGAGATAATGTACGCACTTATCTACTGCTTTTAGTGGGTTTTCATCATATTCTTCTTCAGTGATCCTGAGAATTTGATAGCCTTTTTTTCTTAAGATTTTTTCCTTAATCGAGTCTTTCTCTTCTATTCTCGCAAGTGAGTGCCAATAAGTTCCATCAAACTCTATCACTTTGTCTTTATATAAAAAATCAACAGAAAACCAAAAACCACCTCCCATATCTTGATATTCTTTAAATTTAAATTTCTTCTCATTTCCAGCTTCTGCAAACAACACTTCAGACTCTAACAAAGAAGACTCTTTTAGGATACTCCAAAAAAGATTTTGAGATTTTTTGGAATAAGTATTACCTCGGCTACTACGCCTTGGGCTATCCATACCTTTGATAGATAACTCTGACATATGTTGGCAATATTTTTCCCATTCTACTTCTGATTCTTCGCCATATTTCTCTTCAAACCACTCTTTTGAAAACCTTTTTCTCTGGTTCTTTCTTCTAGCATCCCACTTCCTGAGCCCCTCTTCTTTGCCATCGCGCTCAACAAACGATTCGAGCGATAATCCATTACCCCATCCGCCTTTACTTTTGACACTTTTTGTCCACTTTTCCAAATATTCTTCCCTCTTTTGCTTACCGACCTCATCACCATAACGTCTAATAAAAGAAGCCTCATCTATACTTGCTTTTGATGCACATAAATCTTCCCAAGCCAGTGTGCCATGGGTTTCGCTATAAACTTCCTTACTGAGTTTTTCTTTAGATGCTGCTATTTTTTCTTCGCGGAGTCTTTTTCCTTTCACGCCATATCTATTCTCATATGATTCTAAAGAACTGCTATCGTTTTTGAATTTCATTTTTGAGTTTTCAACTCGTTCACACCAATTTGGCTCAACGTTATGCTCTATCATTCTCAATAACATCGGTGTACAATTGTGAAAAGACCACCCTCGCTCTGTGCACATTTCATACACAGCTGCTAACTCTAGTGCTGCAGAGTCTGAAATGTTCACAACTCCTTTGTAACTCTTGAACGACAATATTCTATTTATTATTTCATGTTTCATGTTTCATGTTTCATGTTTCATTTTTTTTGTTAATATCCCATCAGACACTTCTAAGCCTTCGTTTATTGACTTTAGTGTGCCATCTGCTGTTGGAAATTGATGTCTTGCAGAACAAATCATCGTTTTTCCACTTTTTAATGTAATTTTATAGGTTTTTTGTACTTCTTTAGGAAATACCTTAGTAACATCTTTGAAACCTTTATGTGTTTCAACCTGGTCGCCAACTCTTATGTCTCCTATTTTGATACTCCTTGATGCACTACCATCTCTAATAAGTAGTTTAGTAGAGGTTGAAAAGCATCTATTTGTTTGGCTCGCAGTCCACAATGGACAAGCAAACTCGCCCGCAAGACCTCTTAATTCCTCATAGATTGACTCCAGCTCATTTCTCTTCTCACGTTCCATCCTAGTTGGCTTGAGTAGATCGCCATAGTCAACTATAATAAGATTTACTTCGAAGCCTCGCTGAATTACTCTTGTCAAGTGGCTTCTAATCGTCGCAACACTCGCCGACTTAGTTGGATATTCTTTGATAATCAATTTACCGTTAAGGCTTTTGATTTCTTCAAAGACTTCATCCTTCAGTCCATTGAGGGAGTTTAAGGGAAATTCAGTAATACACGAATCATATCTTCTGCCAACAACGGTATCTTGCAACTCTAGTGTATAGTGCACCACATTTAAGCCTGCTTTGAGAGCTGCAGCGCCAATATGCACCAATGCCATACTCTTACCCGCACCTGTTGGAGCGATACACACTCCTAACTCTCCCTTACCGTGTCCACCTTGAATTAGACCATCAATAACATCCCAACCAGTTGATACTGGGTTTCGAGATTTCACGAGATAGCGTGACTCAAAATGCTTCAGGAAATCGTAACCCTGCTCATTGTCAGAACCTAATTTCAAGGCTTTGTTGATTATTTCTTGCACTGCGTCAAAAGAACTACTCTCCATCAACTGAACGCTTTCTAACATTGCCGCTTTGAGGGTCTGCTTTTTGCAAAAATCAATTGACTTTTCCTTAACATACTCTTCATTAACTTCTTTCAGTGCACCAGAGACGATCTTAGCAAAATAATCCCTCACCTGCTTCTGCACAGTAGCATTCATGTGCTCTATTTCAGACCTAAGGAGAGATTCTACTGTATTTCTACTAGGATAAGCGCCATACTTATCTCGATAAGAATAGATAAGCTTGGTGAACTCTTGCAGATACTTTAATTCAAGAAAACTGGTCTTTAATACTTCGCCTACTTGATCTGCAAACATCGTATCGTCCATTATCAGCTGTGCCAGTTTTTCTTGAAACGGCTTTCCGAACTTCGATAATGAGGCTTCTTCTTCTATCATTTGCTCCCCTTGATCATTCTATAAAAATTGATGAACATATTGTTAAAGTTCACTTCTCCAAATCCCTCCCTTATAATGTCTAACGAAAAGTTAGTTTGATTAAAGGCAGGCACAAAGTTGGCTAAAATGTCCTCCAGCACCTCTGTTCCTGCGTCACCAACCAGCGGCTTTGTTAGTTGCATCATCTTATAGTTCAATTCCACTACTGCTCTACCCTCTTTGAGGCTTTCGTGTGCCTTGGAAGGCTTCTCAAGGGTGCCAATATATTCCACCAGATCATCAAAACTGTATCGTTGTTCTCCTACAAGGAATGGAAACCTTTTTGCTACAGTAGGCAACCCCAAACCTCTCACGCCGGGCAAGTTATCCGAAGAATCTCCTGTAATGGCTCTTGCGAGTGCAAAGTTATTTGGATGAATCTGAAACTTTTCAATTATACTATTTCGATTCAAGACCTCCTTTTGGATAGGTCTCATCATAACTGTGTTGCCATCTAACAATTGATAAAAATCTTTGTCGCTCGAAACTATTACTTTTTCACAATCTTTGTATTTTTCATGCTGTACAACGTAAGCGATTAAATCATCTGCTTCAACGCCTTCTACTAGCAGCTGCATCACTGGTGTCTTATTTAACATTTCAAACAATTTCAATAACTGCCAGTCTTTGTTTTCCGCTTCCTGTTTCTCGGTCAGTTGTCGTATGTTACGATTCAATCGTAAAGGGCTGCGTCCGTCCTTGTAGTCGCTCACTAGAGCCTTTCTACCTAATGAACCACCTGGTGCATCCCAAGCTACAATAACCTCATCAGGGCTCGTCTCACGAATGATTTTTTGCAATGTTCTTAAAAAAGATATAGTGCCACCGCAAGGCTCTCCATTGGATGAGATGGCGGGAGAGACAATATAGCCACGTATAAACTGATTAAGTCCGTCCAGCACCAAAACTCTTCTTTTCTTTTTACTGTCCATAAAGTGCCTCATCAAAAAGCTCTAATTGCTCCTTTTCTGTTTGCACTTTATCAGCTAAATTGTCTAACTTCTTTGAAGCTAACCCAGAATCAAGACACTTTTGTCTCTCTTTGTCCAGTTGTTCAATTAATTCTTCTAACATTACCACCTCTCTGTTGAAAAGAAGCTGCTCCTGCCAAGGAGCAGCCTATATCTATCATTATTTTATTATTCTACCTGTAGAGCTTCACCAACACCGTCATTAAAATAGTCCTCGGCTTTACCAAGGCGCTGATCGAATTTTAGTATTATTTCTTCTTCTACAATCTCATTTACGCGTGCAACGAAAGAGGGGTCTGTCTTCATAAGTTCCACAAATTTCTTGTCACCTTGCCACTTCCTGAATTCAGTACCATCCTTATTAAGAAGCGTACCCCAGGTGCCACCAATGTAATACTCTGAACCTTTAATCGCCAGCAAAATGGACTCTTCGTCCATTATGCCAACATGATCGCCCCAAAGAATCTTGAACTCCGCAAACCTATCCTGTGTTCCAAATCTAGACTTGACTAAACTTGCCTTAACATAAGAGCCGACTCTATAATCGTTATCATCGAACACGTTCTGCTTGTTGGAGGTCGAACTAGTAAGCCAGATCCTTAGAGACGTTGCGTATACTGGTGTTTTTCCGCCAGGAGTAGTATACTTCTGCGTCATTTTAGCATACTTAGCGCCGCCTTGCACTGAAGCCATCCCATCAATATTTGCCTTCAATTGATTCAATAATAGAACCGTACCATCATTATCACTTAATGGATTGATGATCTTGGAGAAAGCCTTGCTCAAGACACGTGCTTTCACGCCCACACTTGAGTTTGGATTCATATCTCCTTCCACATCTGACTTGGTCGGTGCCATCGCAACTGAGTCGAGAATGAAGAGAAACTTCATTTCTTTTATTTGCAGAAACTGTTCTATTACTTCCAAAAATGTTTCAAGATTTTCTGGAACCATCAATTGTATTTTAGATATATCTATTCCAGCAGCTTCCAGAAATTCAGTATTTATGGCGCGTTCGAAGTCGGCATATATTGGCGTAATTCCCATCTCTATTGCATTTTTGGCTATTTGTACTGCCATATAACTCTTACCAGTGGACGATAGACCGGCTAACTCTGTTACTCGTCCAACCGGAATACCTGCTTTTTTACCCCTACAAATAGCAGAATCTAGCCATGTCGAACCAGTGGGAATCCACTCTTTCACATCTGCTAGATTTTCCCCCTCTAAAAGGTCTGCGGATATCTTCGAGCCCGCTATTTTGTCAGCCATCTTGCGTAGCTGTGACATATCTATCTTTCCTGGCGCTACTTTTTCTTTCTTTTTTCTCATTCCTTACCTCGTAATAGGTTAGGTAGTAGTGAAAGAAAGGGGAACGTAAGCCCCCCTTTCCTCACCATTACTTTTGCTTAGCGCTAGCTAAGTTGCTCAAAGGCACTGTCTACACTGCTAGCACCACCACCTTCATCAGAAGCAGTAGAACTGCCGTACTTCTCGGTACCATCATCACCTTCATCAGTTACTTCACCTTCATCACCAGCCAAATGCTTGTCAAGAGCAACTCTAGCATCAGCTGACGAGACCCGGTCATACAACTCATCAAAATCAGGCACTGAATCTAGCAGTTCCTTGACTTCTTCTGCGGACTTGCCAGGCAAAAGTTCGCTACTCTTTCGGCGGGGTGTTACGCCAGTAGAAGGAAATTGAGCGCCCGATTCCTTGCCGTATTGCAGGGTCAAATCGACACCGTTATCGACATCAGTAATGTCGCCAAAGTCAGGATTTAGCACCAGACCGAGGAACTCCTCGTAGACTGTTTTGGAGTACCCATACACCTTGATTCCCGCATCTTCATCACCACGTACAATAACGGGAGAAAAGAAGCGTTGCTTTGCTGATATTTCTTTTGCCATCTTGATCGACTCTTCATCACCATCTTTATAGAGTTGATGTGCAAAGTCACACACTGCGCAATCTTCGTTGAAATTACGCTTTGGACACAAAAACCCCTGCTCTCCTACATTGTAGTGAAAGAAGTAATTCTTGAAAGGGTCTCCGTCGGCAGTCGGGACGATACGAATATCTTGCTTACCGTCTTTTGGCTTCCAAAACATTCCGCCTTTGCCGCGTTGCTTTGATTGAGCGAGTTTTGCCTTCATTTTTTTAATATCTAATTTAGCCATTTTTCCTTTCCTCTTGTTGTTTTTTTACACCACTCTACGTTTTAGAGCGGCACTGTTTTGCCGAGTATATCATTTGCTACCTCGGTAATTGTTAATTCACCCTCAAGTGTTGAATAATTGAAAACTCTGAAAGCAGACTTTTCAACATCCCACACACTCTCAAGTCCGTCGGGTAAAACCGGACTCTTTCCACCCTTACTAATCGCGTTTGCGAACTCTTGTGGAAAATCTTCTTTTTTGACAAAGCGCATTGTTCGCTTTGTTCCATCTTTCTTCGTATAAGTCCCTTCGAATAATCTCAAGCTTACCTCCATTGTGATGTGTATTCTACATCAATTCGATCACTTTGTCAAGAACTTTTTTCGCCCTGGACGTGTTTTGTGTTCGCTAGGCAAAATACAAAATTATCCGCATAAGACGTAGTGAAGATACCGTACATGACTTCGGCGTTCTCTTCTGCTCTTTCTTTTACTTGTATTTTTATCTTGCCCAACAGCTGCTTGTCTTCTTCTAGAAGAGCAGAGCTGACTGCATATAAATAGTATTTCTCATAGGTTTTATCCAGCGAAAAAAGCCATTTATCTTCTTTTTCTCCAATCTCAGTAACTCCTAAGGTACTGATTCTATTGGGGTCTTGGGGAGGGACTAACCTTCCCATGATAGGTTGAGTGTGCATAAACACTTGTGTCATATGGTATGTGGAAGCTATCAAATCAGCTTGCTTTTCCTCATATTCCAAGATTGACACATCGCCAATTATGGTGTCTACAAGAGGCATATCGATGAGGAAAATTCTCTCAAAGACGCCAGATCTTGCATAGTTTTGCAAGACACTATATGTTACATGTTCCTGTGCTTTCTCTAGCTGCGTCATAAGTTCTGCGTCAGACTTCAAAAACATACACACTATCTTCTTTTGCTGAAGCTGTGACATTACTGCCAACGCAGAGCCACAAATAGCCTCAGAGCCAGTACAGATAAACAATACCTCTTCTTCGACATCAGCAAAGAACTCACTGCAGTCCGGCGTGGCTTCTTCATAAGCTTCTACGCTCACTTGTTTCTGGAATCTTTTGGTATCCAAAGAGTCCTCAATATCAGTGTCAATTTTATACACCTTGTATTGCGGATACTTTTTAAACTTTTCAGATACTTTTCCAGCTAATTCACCTAAAGCCACTATACTTTGCATCAATTCACCTCAATCATTTTGTTAAGATCTTTGCCCACTTTCAATGATGTCCTGAATACGCCCAAGTCAGTTTTTGAAAATACTCTTGCCATTTCCATGATTTTGTCTTTTTCCAAAATATCCAAGTCTACAATAATAGAATCGTGGATGATGAAGGCAATGTGAGAAGTAAGATCCTGTAGGAGCGCGTGCACCTTTACAGCTTGTCGCAAAACAAGGTCACTTGTCGTACTTTGAATGATGTAATTTAGTGAATGATATTCATTAGAGGGAATCATACGCCCGAAATGGTTCTTTACGTCAAATCCGTTCCAGTACTTCTCCTTCACTGCGTCTGCATCATACAGTTTCGCAAAGGATGTTCCATCAACTTGTGTCGAGCCATAAAGCCAGGCAAAAATATCAGCTTTCGCCTTTTCTCTAGTTATGCCCAATTTCTCTGCATTCCAAGCATGTATATCTTCATCTGGTTGTGGAATCCCACTTAATGCTAGTAGCGTACGCAGATCTGCTGCATTGTAATCCAGTTCAACAAACCAGCCGTTTTTAGGTTTAATCACAGAGCGGAAGCTTTTATCCATTGATAATATGGGAAAAGTACCTTTTAGGCTAGTGAGGCGACCAGTCTTGGAACCAAATTGATCGAAATCAACAGTGTGTCTTGTCGCTTTCAGTTTTTTGATAAAATTCCTAACACGAACCTCTGATAGTCTATCCTTTAGCACTTGAGTGTCCACACCTACGCCTCTACTGCGTATATCTGAGAGCAATATTTCCAAGTTCAGGCGATGTTCATAATCGACGGGCTTTTTATAATGCAGAAACACACTGTCGATTATTCTACATTTGGCATCAAAATATTCTTTCAAAAATTGAACTGGCACCAAGTCATAAAAACAGACTTCATTTAAGTTTATCTTTGCCTCGAAAAAGGAAGTAATGAAAGCGCGAAGCTTTTTTGTCAAACGTTGCCACTCTGGCTTCATCTCTTCTGGGCAAACCTCGTCAAAAGTTTTTCCGCCACAATACAGATGGGCGTACTCTATACTTGAATCATGAAGAAACGGCATATAACGCCAAGTTCTGTCTAGGTTGTCCGGTATGTCGCCATGAAGCTTCAACTCCCCCTTTGTATAGATCCCTACGCATTCCTGTTTGTCGTCGAGAGCGATAAAGGTCATTGATGCATCATAACACGATCTCTTTCTTTTGTCAAGCTCAGGAGGAGCGTTTTTTTGCAGAAAAATAAAAGTTACGTTCTTTCTTGCTTGAGCCAGAAGAGTTTTTGACCTTACGATCAATGTAATCGGCTGCAGTGTTGGGGTCTTTGCCAATGGCATAGAAATTTGCATTTTTTGCAAATATTTCAAACTTTGCCTGATCCCAGCTTAAATTCTCTTCGCGAGCACGGACAAAAGTATAAAAGCGAAGCCAATATTCACTACCATATTCCTCGTCGAGGCTCACCTTTTCTTGCGGAGCCCGCACAAGCTCTTTCGTGCATACTTTCACTTTGCCGTTTTTGACCTTAAAGTCTGGTCTAACAATTATAGGCTTAGATGTTACATAAGAATTGTAAAACTCTATAACATATGTCTTCAAGGTATCGATATCGTAAAGGTGAGATTTGTAAAAACACTTATCTATTACAGTTGTAGCGGTCAAGCCATACTTAGCTAAGTATGGTGCCATAGCTGGAGAACCAATATCCGCAACAATCCTCCATGGGGCGTGTTTATCTACCTTGAACCCAAAGCGTTGAGCCGCTTCATTAAAGATTGGAAAATTAGCGTCCTCTAGGAAGTTTGCCACCTTTGGTAAGTCTTCTGAAAAGAGAGCATCTGATAACTCAAGTGCGAGACCTGATATTAGCGGAGAGGTCTTTTCAGACAGAATTAACTTTGTTCTAGTCATCGGAACTAATGGAGTAACTGAGTCTACAAATTCAGCAAAAACAATCATAAAGCTGTTAAAGTCCTTTATCGCTGCTTCCTTTTTATAAGCGAGCAAATAAGACTTGAATTTTGTATAAATAACTTCCATCAGTTGGTGATAAGAAGTATTAATTGATTGCCACCCTCTTACCGGCTGGAAGTTCGCATATGGTCCTGATTCGTTAATCGCACCTCTGCCTCTAAGGAATGCAAAATACTGCGTCAAGTCGCTAAAAGCGTCTGCAACAAAGTTTACAGCGAAGACAGCATCGCCAGTTATTGGCAGCTGCACTAAATGTCTTTCTGACAAATGGATCGCCCTTGCTTGAATATCCGATCTGCCATAATAAGGCTTTTCGTTCCAAAAGTCAATAGGTTTTCTTGGAGAAATCAATGATGATGAGAAAGCTAACTTATCATACAATTTTCTCTGGAAAAACAAGCTCCTAGAGTTGAGTGAATTACTTGCCTCAGGCATTGTATTCAATAGGAGCGGTTCGTCTCTTTCTTTTTTAGCCATTTATGATTCTCACTTTATTGGTGATAGATGCCTTGTGGCGAACATCACTTGTCTTGACGAGGGCTACTTCCTCATCTCCAATATTAAAAGTGCCATCACCCCTTGAGGTCCACTTAGTTTCTAATTCAGTGTCATATGTTCCTGGCGAAATACTACCCTTGACTGATATTATGTCAAAATAGCCTCCAATACCAAGGTCCCTTAAGACTTTTGCACGAGAATTAAGGCTAGCACCTCCACCGGCAATACTAGGAAAAACCGTCGGTGTAATGTGAACTTTACCACCCACATCAAACAAATTGTTTCCGACCATAGCTACTGTGGCATTATACTTATCTCTTAGTATTTTGGCAGGTCCTTGCTTATCAACCAAGTTGTTTTGAATGTTCGCCTCTGGCATGAATGGCATATCTTCACGTGTGAAATTAATATTCTTCGTTAATCCATTTTCATTGCCAAAGAATATATGGTATATACCTTTACTTCTGTCGATATCGCCGTCTCCTTTTAGGTCAAAGGGGTTTTCGACAGTACCATATATAATAAGATAATTCTGTAATTGCTTATCTTGAGCGGCTTTGCTTTTCTTCATAACAAATGGATGGTTCTTAAGTGCGTCTGCTTGCATTCTGATACCGCCCAATCCTTGCTCTTCAGCAAACAACTTCTCCCTAGCCTCACTTTCTGGCACAGATATGGCTTTATATGTAATTCTAGCTTGCTGTTTCGGTGCAAACTCACTACATTCGGTACTCAGAGCCCGTATAACAAGATCGTTGATAACTGAATCTATGAACTTTTTAAAGCTCATGTTCTCTTTTCCAGGATCCGCTATGTTTTCATGGAACCAGTTGGCAAAAACTTTGAAAGACACAGGGATATCTGCAATATTAACACTAACCCTTTTTCCTTGATACACTTTATCATAAGTATATTTTTCATTCTTCAGACCCTTGACTTTTGCTACCATGCCTGTATCAGACATCTGCCCATAATCATAGAAAGTCAATGGACCAGTCAAGACGCGCAAGTCTTTTTCCATAAAGCCAGCATTTTCGCCAGAACCTTTGTGATTAAACATGCCTTCTAGAACTATATTAATCAAGTCTCCCAAATAGAAAAACGTAACCATATAGGAATCTTCATCATATGCTTGACCTTCAGAAGTAAAATCCGATAGATTCTTGATAAGTTTGTTGGAGTACGCCAGCCTATCCTCAGGAGACAGATTAGCATTTTCTTCATTAGCATTCAAATAATCGACATATCCACTTGATGCACCTACTGCTTTTGCGCCAGTAAGGAGATTTTGAGCCCCATCAGGGTTCTTTTCTGCATTTCTCAACTTAGTGCCTTCTGATTCTTTGTTTACCGCCTCTATGTCGCTTGTGTTGAGCTTATTTTGCGACGATAAAGTCTTTATCCTTATCTTCTTGTCGAAGAAGTTCTTGGGTGCACGTAAGTACCTAAGCTGCTTCTTTTCATATAAGCCTGTCATTATTCTTCGATAGCTAGCTTCCTTCGACGAACTACCTAGTTCTTCATATCGCTCTCGGGCTTCCTTCAACTGTGCATCACTAATAGTCAATACATCATCTTTCCCAAGATCACTAATCTTCACTCCCGCCTTTTCCAATCTTGAGCGCTCCTTTGCGTTAAACGACTCATGACGAGCGACTAGTGCAGCAAGGCGTTTTTGCTCCGCCACTGTTCTGGCATCCTGAAAAAGTATGTTTGCGTCTCTTGGGTCCGACATCGCCGACTCAGTGTATGATATATATTTAATTGTAAGCTCTACAGTTCCATCTTCTCGGAAGTCAATTTCATGTTTCTTTAAACCAAGATACATTACGATGTTATTTTTCTCCAATTCCTCGGTTATCGCCTGAGGAATCAAAGCTCTGTAGGTGTTCACTGGCAGTGTAGGTGCGTGCCACCCAACAACTGCTTTGATACGAAAATAATCTTTATTATACGTAAAACTTCCTTCGTTCTCGCCTTCTCTGAACTTTCTTTGAGGCAACAACAGGTCCGAATAAGCGATGTCCACCGATTCTTGTTTTGCTCCGAAATTAATCAATTTGGTATCCCTGACTTCGAACAAATCTTCTATGTTCTGAAAATGTAAAACAAGATCGGCTCCAAATGTATATTTATTAGCTGGATTGGTGCCAAGTGTCTTCCACTCAAAGCTCTTCAAGCCGACACCTGAGCCTCTACCGACGCCAGTCTTCATCATATCTGCTATCTTATCTTCTCTAGCAATATCATCAAAAGGCAGCTCTACTGATGCAGTTTTGCCAGTAGCCGGATCCTTATATTCTTTATAGAGGCGTACTTTTGGTACTAATGCGCTAATTTGAGCTGCCGACATTGTCATTAATAAGTCAGCTTTGTCTGACTTATTAAACAACAAGTTTATAAGCTCAAAAGGTCGTTGGTGCTCGATTATCCCAAACTGCTTATAGCGCTTTGGTCCATTAAAGAGACCGCGATTAGAGGAGACCAGCACTTCCCAATTAAGCATCAAATAACATTGCTCTTGGAAACGAAGAGCTGCTTGGCGCTCATCACCCTTTAGTTCCTTATATTGATCTTTATCTAGTCTTTCTTTTTTGCCTTGCTCAACTTCGGCGGAGGTTGCTCCGCCAATAAGTCCATAAAGCGTGTCTTTTAATGTCATTTATACACCAAACAAAGATAGTACTTTTTCTAAAGGTTGTGGGATGAGAATTGTGTCGTTTAGCGCAACATCTGCTTCAGTTGGTTTTTTATTATACCATGCAATTACCCACCACAACTGTGCATTTCCATAAAACTGTTCTGCGAGCTTCCAATATCTATCGCCGCGCTTCCACAAAACAACCTCTACATCCAATGCAGCCATCTCTGAAGTGGAGGGCTGACCTAATGTTGGCGTCGTATGGTGCTTTATCTTCTTAACTCCACGCTCTTGGAGGTGTTTACTATAAAGCTTGTCTTTATTATCTTTCGTTGAGCGCTCTTCATACCTAGAATAAGCCATTATTTTCTCCTACTCTTCGTAACATCGCCACTGTGGTATGGGAAACCCCTACTTCGTTTCCTGTCACTTAACCGAAGCTTCCTATTCCACCCTAATGGGCTGGTATGTAAGACAGTAAACTCACATGAGAATTTTATAGTCTGTGGAATTAACACTCCCTCAGCGACACCATCAATGCCAGAGTGTCCGAAAAACCCTTGCTCAATATCAGGTTCATAAGTCAACCCAGAGAGCTTACCTGTTAGCCCCGATGACGCTGCTCCGCCTCTAATACTTGCTCCATCGCGATTGTCCATGATTAGGTTTGCAAATTTCAACTTAAACAATGGTGCTGCAACCATAACGCCTACCTTTCTCTTAATACCACCCCGCTTTCCGGCTAATATTTCTTGTTGAACTCTTTTTTCTGCAGCGAGTGCATTATTCTCCGCTGTTCCTGTTGCTGTATCGCCTGCTTCCAAGGTGTCCAAATAAGCCTGGTTAGCTCTATCAATACCAGCATCTTCGGTAGAAGAAGAAGCTGTATTAAGTTCCTCATATGTCGGATACAACATTGATATAAAACGTTCGGCTTCCCGTAAATTGAACCTTGCTTCTTCTACCGAAGCTGCTGGTACATCCCAAGACAGAGTAATGACTCGTCCTGTACGCTTAAAGGTGGAAATAGGGTCCATTCTACCAAATGTCTCTTGGTCGTTCCAAGTCGACTCATAACGGTCCTTAAAGTCAGTCAAAAAAGCCTTGAAATGCACTGTCGCACCGGTAGCTACTGAATGCCAATGGATAACATGACCCTTAGCGGTCGCTGTAGGTCGCTGAGTTCCTATATTATCAGACATATCAGAAAAGTGGTGACCATACCGGTCTTTGCCACGATTCACTCGCTCTTTATCGTTCAGCGAGTCATCTAATTGTCCTTTTCCATCACTCGACATTCCTATTACCCCTCTTTATCATACTTAGTCCGCCAAATATATTATTCTAATGGAGTACGAGTTGTTCTACCACCAAGTACACTCTCATTAGCCTTTATTCTCGCCTTAATTTCAGAATCCAAAACACGACCAATTTCTTTCTTATCAATAACGAGCTTAATGTTAGGTTTAATGATGACTTGTGGTGCAGGTCCATTTACTTGAGGTTGATTACGATTCGAGGTGTTTTGAGCGTATTTAGCGCTGGCACTATTCATCTTGTTTACACTCTGTGTCGCAGTGGCTATCTGTGATGACGAGGCTGCCGCTCCAGAGGCTACAGCAGCACCAGCTAACACTGGCGCACCAATCATATAAGAGAAGGTCATAGCCTTTGTGAGAGGCATTCTTTCGATACTATTAACAATATTATTAATTTCTTGAGCTATCCTACTGTACCCTGCAATAGCTCCGGTGAAATCCACTCCCTTAAGTGTCGAATTGAACGCGCTCATAGCAAGGAGTACCCCAACAACTAGTGGAGCCACGAGAGCTATTGCGCCCATTGCTAATACTGATGTTGTGAAGGAACCTAATGCAGCTGCTGAAGCCAGCAACTGAGTTGGAGACAACTTGGCAATTTCTGTCACTAATGCAGTTATGCCTTTCACAGCAACCCAAATTCCTACGCCAACCAAGGCAATACCACCGCCAATAAGAAGCATGGTGCCTCCCAATGCCAATAAGCCAGGAGCAGTAGCGGTTGCAGCTGCGCCCAATGCAGCGATACCTCCAGCTGCAGCTGTTGCACCTGCGCCTGCTGCGGCACCACCAGCACCAATTGGACCCAATGATAAGCCGAAAAGTGCCGTTAACTTTGTGCCTATTACGAGCGCAGCAAAGAGACCAACCAGCGCAGCAAAGAAACCAACCAAGATTGGCATCAAGACTCCGCCCATCATATCACTTATAGCCAAAAGACCATCCAAAACAAATTTAAATGTATTTACAAGCGGTCTAAGGCTCACGGCAAATCTCATCATCACTGCCTGTAGCTGTGCAAAGATCGATTGTACATGCTTTGCATTTGCAGCCAGTTCAGCTTGTGATTTTGCAGCTTTCTTTTGTGCTTCTGTCATCCCGATCATTTGAGGGTTAAAAATTGCAGCCGCCTCGGTCATATCAGTGATACCTGCAGCATTCGCAACAGCCATCTTTAGAAACTTGCTCATTTCATGCCATTGTTGACCAGACAATTTTATAGAATCCTGCATCATCTTCAATCTTTCGTCTTCGGAAGCCAATAGCAAATCAACACTGTTAAGCAAATCACCACCCAATATAGCATTAAGTTTGCCAGCTGAATCAGCTGCACCTTCAAATGTATTCATCTGGGAAGTAATAGCTAGCAAACTCTCAATAGCTACACCAGTTCGTTTAGCACCTTCTGCCAAGTTCTTGAACACATCCACCATATTGGCGCCATGTTGAGCCAGTTGCGGAGCAGCATTTGCAAAGCCTTCTGCTATTGCTGCAGGAGGCATAGCCAGAGCCTCTGCTGTAGCTATAAGCTCACGCTGCAGAACTTCTGCTTGCGTAACGGTCATACCCAGGGATCTAGTTGCAATATTTAAGTTTGATGCAGTTGTCGACGCATCAACACCCATCTTTTCTAGGATGGCAGTAGTCTTAGCTAGAGCTTGTTGTGACTGCGCACTTAAGGCGGTAAATTCCGCCATACCAACGTAAAGAGTTTGGATTGCATGCGCTGAATCGCTAGATGTGATGCCGAATTGACCAGTAGAACGTTCTATATCGACGATCATATCGTTATATTTGCCCGCTGCGCCAGTGACCTTATTAAAAGAAGCTAGTGCTTCCTCTTGTGCAGCCAACAACAACAAGCTTGCCTGAACCATCGTGTCAATGCCAGCTGTAGCTACATTTATTGGAGAAACCTGCTTCTTGAGGGTCACTAATGCAGCTGCCATCGATATACTGAACTTTTCGCCAGAGTGCAACATATGACCAGCCATTGTTTCTGCCTCACCAGTAATGCCGGTAAATCTAGAAATAGCGCTGCTTAGCTTGTTAACATATCCATCTAATGCATTGCTCTGTTGAGCGACCAATTCAAGAATCTCTTCGTTCTCTTGTCGAGTCTTGACGTACTCTTCTGCAGTTATCTTACCCATTTCGAATTGAGTTTTAGCCTCTCTAACAAGAAGCTTTGCTATCTCAAGTTCTTTCTGCTGTATCTCTTTATGAACATTTAATTGACTGCCAATATCAGACTCAAACTTAAGGCGTTTCTCGATAAGGACGAGCTCCGCTGCAAGCTCGCCCTTACTTGCTTCGATAATAGCTAGCCTTTTTTCAGCTGACTTATTCAACTCTTCGGAAAGACGTAAAGCCTCCGCAAGTATTTTTGGGTCTATTATTTCATCTGCCATTAAGTGGTGCCTCTATTTTAGTCTGAAAATGCCCAAGGTATTCCGGTGGCTCTTGTGAACTTTGCCGTTGCAGCATCTAACTCTGCTTTACTTCTATATGTTCTGGGGTTATCTAGTCCATATTCGGAAAAAGCCTCTAAATACCTTTTCTCTCTAGAGAGCGCTTTTGCGAAACTATCTATCTGAGATGGGCTACCTTTTATTTTAATAGGTAGTGAACTTCCTCGAAACATAGCACTCATTATATCTTTGATCCAAGCACCCATCATGCCCAACAAGCCTTCATCGAGATTACCTGCTCTATATGACCCTAAATCAAGCACCATTGGTGGAATTTCACCGTCGTCTGCTATTACAGCGCCAGCTTGATGTGATTCTTCAATATCTTCTTGCTTCATTTTATATACCTCGCCCTATAAATAGTGTCACAAAAAAGAAGGAGGCATGTGCCTCCCCTTATTATCGTTCTGTAGCTTCTGCTTCCAACTCTTTCTGTTTTACCAGTTTAGTAAACATCCACTTTCTTAACTTCACGTGCATGTTGTATGATTCTTGAAAGCCAAAGTTTCCATGGTAATTCAAGTAAAAAAGTTGTTCATAAACCTTTTCGATGTAATTATCGCTTAGACCAAAAGAAGTCCGTATTAAACGGCACCTCCATTTCTGTTTCGAAATCACAATCACTACACTTAAATGGTTGTCGCAATTCTATACTAGGCGCTAACCCAGCATATACCTTTCTAAGATGTCTGGCATCTACTGCAATCATGGATTCAATAGCATTTTCCAATTTAATACTATTCTTCTCATCGTTGATTGAAACAATAAACAACTTCATCTGCTCTGTGACAGTGTTTTCCGGCTGTTTATTCTTCTTTCGTTTAGCTAGTGTATCAGTCAGACTTCTCTCATCTCTACCAGAAAGAAGTCTGACTTCTACGTTCCATTTCGATCTAGGTAAAAGAATTTTCCACGTCCCATTTTCGGTAACAGTGGCTAAACTTGCATCACCCCCTTTAACGGTTTGCTGTTGTTCTAGATCAAACTTGAAATCTGTTTTTGCTTCACATGCCTGACATACAACGCTCGTCTCGTAATCTGAGCCGTAGCCTGTAATCCTGGCAGCTATAAGTATAGCATTCTTGTCGGCTATTAGCATGTCGTCCGTTGACACTTTAGGTTCGATAAGAACACTTTCAACTAGGCGATTCAAAGCGACACCCTTTTTAAGCAAACTTCTGTTTACAAGGATATCTTCTTCCTTCGCCGTCATATACCTGATTTCTACTGTAGATCGACCTGCAAATGGGTGACCATCTGGATAATAGAGCCCCCGAGATGGCAAGTCGACTTGTTCTGTTGGCATCGGAAAGGATAACCCTTCTGGAGCCGATGTTGTTTCTTTTTGTGCTTCTACAAGCAAAGAAGCACGTTCAGGCTCATCAACCCCGATACGTGCTTCATTATCTCTCTCTGTCATTCTAACCTCGTGAAACTAAAGTTTTAGTTTAGCTTCCATCTAGTATTTGCTTCGAGCCCAAGTGCTCCAATGATTTCATCTGCTTCGCTATGTCCAGAATTAGCTCCTGGTGCTGATTCAAGCTCTGCCCAGTCATACGTAATTTGGATTTTAATCTCTGACAAGTCGTCTGAATCATAGTCCAAGTCGCCAAAGTCGACATCAGAAATCCAAGCATTTTTCAAACGCCATGTTTCCAACTTTCCGTCTGCTGTTTCTGGCAGACCTTCCGAACCGAAGTTAGCTGGGTGATTGTCGCCCCATTGTTCGATAGTGATTGAGCCAAGCATGGAGACCGCTGAAGCTTTCGACATTGTCGTAACATCATTAGGAGTCTTTGGGATGATATACCCTGAAGCCTCAAGAATAGATGTCAATCCTTTTGCAGCATCTGGATTGGTTGGATCAACAATAGTAATCTCTACGTCATTCCACTCTACACGACCAGGATATTTAAAAGTATGATTAACATACTTGTGTTCAGCCTTCGTAACTGACATTTTTGGCTTAGTGGCTTTCTTTGCGACAAACGTTAGTCCGCCATCAAAAGCACCAAAGCGCACAAGAAAGCGATACTTTCTTTTTGGTTCTAAAGTTTTGTCTGTCCAAAATGCCATATTAAAGCCCTCTCTAGTGATACGCTATAAATAGTGTCGGTCTTTAAGAACCACCGTTTTTTATTTTTTTCTTATCGAAGTCGCTTTCCCACATCTCCACTACTGTATACCCTTGTTTTTGAAGACTTTTCTTCCTTAGTTGCCATTCCGTGTACAATTTACCATACTTCTTCTTGGTCACAGGATTGACTTCCTCGGGTGAAAACTTGTCTGGGTTACCATGCCAAAAGTCTCCAAGGAATTCATACACCGTATTTGTTTCAGGATCAAAACCATCTACTTTATACCTCCCTATCCTATGTTGTCTTAAGAGTTTGATAGCGCTCTTTGTTTCAGTTAAGGCAGTCTCTTGTTCAGCTGTTATACCTTCTAGCTGATCGAGCCAAACTACCTCCTTTCTTGAAACAGCTGTAGAACTGGAGCACTTTGGGCAACCACTACCTTTAAAGAAATTGCTAGATGTCTTGAAAAAGGAACCGTGGTTGACGTCGGCTCGACAAATTATTTCAATCTTGGCTCTATTGTTCGTATAACATGACTTTGAATAATCATATAATTCCTCTCCACACTTCCTTATAGCCTCCTGGGTCCATTCTTCAGTCGAAGGGATAGCTGTGCTAGCACATCGGGGACAACCTCTGCCATGCAAATGACTTGTAGCTACTTGCTTAAACATACCATGCTCTTTGCAAATTATTTCTACCTTTTTGCCACTGTTCTTATATTGCACTTGGCTATAGTCATATAAGTGTCCGTGTACCTCTCTTGCTTTCGTGATCCACTCATCGGTAGTTGGCACATACTTACCTGCGCATTTGGGGCACCCCTGACCTGCAGTGTGGTGATCGTTAGGCTTTTGCATAAAAGAGCCGTGTTCTTTACATATAATTTCTACCTTTGTATGTGAATTCTTATATTCAACCAAGCTGTAATCGTATCTATAATCATGCTTACGCCTGGCTCTTTCAACGAATTCTTCTGTAGTAAGTCTTCTTCCCATATTTTGCACTATACCATACTCGTTGCTTTTTGTAAAGGAGAAGTTGTTGTTCTTACCCGGCAAGGGTGTAATAACACCTTAGTATTTAGTACTGTCGGGCGCTATTTGAAGAGCTGTCCATAAATAAAAAGAGCCCCGAAGGGCTCTCAATATATGCATTTAAGCTTATTTTACAGTAACTTACAAGTCTTCGAAGCTTGCGCCAGTCTTGGAAATAATGAAATCCAAGGCGATAAATTCAATGGCACGCGCAGGCTTCAAGAAGATTTTCGCATACATAATGTTTCTATCAATAAGGTCAGCTGTTGTTGTTGACTCATCCAACACTACTTTGAATTCAGCCAAGCCGAATCGAGATTGTACCGACTCTAACAAAGGATTAACTTTGTTTAGGAAGCGCTCCCAAGTAGTCAACACATTTTGATCGAAAACAAGACGTGAAGAGATTCGAGAAATTTCCTTTCGGAGGAACAACATCAATCTACGTACGTTAATTCGATCCAAAGCAGATTGAGTAACTTGTAGAGTTTTTTGACCGAATATAACGATCCCCTCTTGTGGGAACGAAGCAATAGGGTTAATATTTACTTCATAAAGCGCATCTCGTTGCTTGCTGTTAAGCTTTTCACGCACATCTGTTACTTGCAACCCAGAAGAGCCTTCTGTCAAGCCACCACGTGAGAAGCCTGCAGGAGCAAACCACAATTCTGTTTTAGCTGCCGAAGAACCCATTGTTCCCAAGGCAACAACCGAAGGTGGAACCCACAAAGGTGAACCAGACTCTGGATCATTAATCTTGACCCAAGGATAGTATGTACAAGCATAGCTTGTGTTAAGTCCACGGTTTTTCAAGTTATCGATTGTATTGGCTACTGAGCCGAGTCTCGACACTTCGGTCAAGGTGCTTTCATGTGCTGGAGTATAGCCACCATCAATGTCGATAATCGAAAGTGCATCTGCACGATTTTCAATTGTGTCAATAAGGTGATTAGTAATTCCAGCAGCAGTAACACCAGGGATAGCAGCAAGGTTCATATTCACAACTTCCGGATCTCGAATCGTGTCAATTGCTTGTCGCAAAGAGTGCACTGCATAGTTGCCTGTCTCTGTTGCTCCACCCAATGCCAAGAAGCTATTGCGGAAAGGGTCTCTTTCTTTAATATCTAGACCATCAAAACCACCGAAAAGCGGCATAGTGAACTTATCATGTCCTCGATTCAAGATAGCCTTATAGCCATCAGTTGAGCCAGTTACACCAGTTGCAGCTGCAGTGACCGAAGTACCTGCTGCACGACTACCAGAAAGGTAGTAAGACTTGACTGTTGAGCCAGACACTGCAGTAATTTCATCAAGAGAGAAGATGAAGGAATAACTAGTGTTTGTACCAGCAATGTGAGAATCAACTCCATCAGGCTTAACACGCACTAAGTCACGATAATCTTCATCAAACCTATTTGCATTGACTTTTTGAGAAATGGCACCAAAGTATGCATCTGAATGATTCAAAACACCAGCGTCAGAACTAGAAACACGCAACGCTAGCTTAGGGAACTCAAGGCTAGCTGAGAAGGTCGTAGGACCGCCAACAACAGCCACGGTACCAGCGGTAGCAGGAGCATGAGGAACCGAACCAGTACCCACCATAAGGGCAGTTGCAGCAACGGCACTGCCACTTACCAAACTAACGCTATTAAAGCGAGGTGCACCAAAGAATCCAAATGGAAGCATTTCCGGCTCAATACCGCCTTGCTCCACAATAGTATTCAACTCAACACGTACATAGGTCGACTTGTTGTCATAATCACCAAGCTCTCGGTGTTTCTTTTCAGACTTAGACCAAGAAACATATTTATCACCAATTCGTGCAGCAATAAAGTCGCCTGAGTTAGGGTCAAGGTTTACATTAGTAAATTGTTCCAAAACTTCTGGCTTCGAATCAGTATCGTTAACCTTACGGATTGCAACACTGAATGTGCCGAAACGATTGAAGTTGTTATTGGAAGCCTTGATATCAGAAATAGAAATCTTGATATTGTTCTGTTCCCACTCACCCGAACCATCGCCTTTGTTTACAACAAAACGGAAAAGCTTTGTCATGTCTGCAGCATCGTAGCTACCAGTTGCGTTGCTCAAATCTTGACCAATAACCCAGCCACTCTTAGCAGCTTGGGCTTCTACACCTTGGAAGTCTGCATGGCTAACAGTGCTGTTTTCAAGCGCCACTAGGACACCAAAGCAACTACCTGCGCTAGAACCGCTATTTTCATCAACTACAGTCTTTAAGAAGCCTTCATGAGTCTCCCCAAGGAAATAGGTAGCCAAGGATGCAGCGGGAGTCACTGAGTCGTTAGTTAATGTAGGATTAGTGTTGAACACTTTTCTTACATACTTTGAAGAATTAGGATTAAAGTTAAATGTAGTGTTCTTAACAGTAGCACCAGATTCATCTTCTACAATTGCTTGGAATTCAAAAGAGCTGCCGATATTTGCAACAAAGTTTGCAGCACCTTCGGTACCAACATCATTGCCACCAAAATCATTACCTACAAGACGGATTGCGCCTTTATCTAGATACCAAACAGCCGCCAGAGCGCCAGTAATGTTTGTCGCATAAGCGGATGCTGAAGGGACAATGAAGAGACCATACGCACCGCCGTTTGTTGCAACAGCAACATCTGCGGCTGGATTTTCTGTTTTCCACCCTGCCAATTGGTAACCAGTCGTCGTTGGTTCATCACTTTGGGTACCAAGTAGTCTAACTACAGTAATAGTTCCTGAGTTCTTCAAATAGGCTTGTGCTGCATACGCTGCATATGTTGGCGAAGTGGTATTACCATCTCTCCAGATGTCGCCGGTACCAGAACCTTTTACTGGTGTACCGAAAAGTTGAACGTAATCCGAGAAGCTACCTACAGTAGTAGGCACCATTCCTGGTCCACGTTGTGTTCGTCCAATGATTACCGGACCAATAGGTCCAGCTGTGCGATTAATTTGCGAACGATCAATCTCGTCGACAAAAACGCCAGGTGATACAAAACGGAATTTCTTTGCTGTGCTCATTCTTAGTCTCCCCAATGAAAATCCAGACTTATATATGGACTAACGATTTAATTCTAGTGTAAATAGTTCGGCTTGCCTGCAAAGGCTTTACTAGAACAACTTTTTAGTATCCAAATTTTTAAGGTCGCCTACCATCACTTTTTCTCGTGTTACTTTGACCTCTACTTGGTTCTCTGTGATGACGACTTTCGGCAAATCTTCGTTGTCACCTTGTCCTACTAGATACCCTAACACCTTGATATCTATCTTGGTCCTAAAGAGTCTCTCTTCTTCCCCTAAATCTGAACCATTATTGTCCATACTGTAGCTTTGCTGGATAAAGCCTTCGAACTTGTGCCCATCTTTCTTGACCAAGATATTATTGTTTCCCCCAGGGAAAGTAACAAAAGGTTGTATCAAATCATTCATTTGCTGCTGATATTCTGTCTTTATGTCGATACTGTAGGTACTTTCTACGTACACTGGAATAGGTATGGACATTGTTTGATACACAGTCTTATTACTTTCGCCAGTAAAGTTCGGTTGCGAGAAACGTCGCCGGGCATCTGCATTTGCAAACTTCGAAGTTTTAGCTTGGTTTATCTTTTTAGAGATCTCTAATGTACCTCCACGTATATCTCCCGGAAACTGCTTGTTCTTTGGCTGACTAGCCCAATATACGCCTCTCTTGCTCGGATCCTTGTCGAAGCCAGTTCTCTCCATAGTAATAACAGGCAAGATGAAGGTGCCTTGATTATCTCGCAATCTTTTATCTGTTTTTACTTGAAATGCTCTCTCTGCGGCAACCCAGATCACTGGAACCTTTTTCCACCCCTCATTGGTCGTGGTATGCAAGTTCATTTCTTCATTCAACCAATCAAAAATAGCGGAATCTATTGTTTCGATAGTTGAAGGATTAAACGGTATTTCATTATTTTCGTAAGGCTTCTTGCTCATACTGTATCCTTTTATCTAGTGTCGAAGTTGCCTCTGCGGCTTACCACCGCGATGGCACTTATTTCGAATCTGTGATCTGCTTGCCCGAACAACTCTCTTGGCTCACCTAATTTAACTATCTCGTAAAAGCGATCGCCGTACATTACGAAATCCCCCTCTCTTACGAACAATTGCTGGTCTTCTGTTAATCTACGCTTATGAAATCCAATAGCTATTCTAGAAGTCTTATCTACACCATGATTCGTTGTTGTTGTCTCACTGCCTTCCCAGTTAACCAAAGCATAAACTCTCACTGGAGGAAGAAAGCTCTTCTCTATAGCCTCTCCATAAAGAGGGTGGAAGTTAGTATGCTCAAGGCTGATAGGGTAATAGAGTACCGCTTGACCGATTACTTTCTCGATCAATTCATCATTTACTTGCTTTGTATAATTACGCTCTTTGGCACCCAAAAAAAGTGGTGGAGGAGCGTTCTGGGGCTGAGTCCATTTATTATCTGCCATCTTACACCTCCATTATTATCCAACAAACACTGCTGAAGGAATCTTTTCAAGGATCCTACCTGCAGCATCGACCAAATCAGCTCTCTGACTTTGCAGCTCAGTATAGGTCACTGAATCAAGATATGTCGTTAGTTCTTCACGTAACTTATTCTTTGCTTCTTCAGCTGAACTTACCAATTCCGGTCCATTAAGAGTTACCGACTCACCAGGAATAGGCACAACTGCAAATTTAGACCTAACTTGCCCCAACATACCCTTAGCTATCTCTAAGGCATATCTACGAATCCAATGCTTACCAATAGCATTGATGTTTTTGAATGGAATATTAGTAAATGGTAATGTATTGACGTTATTCACGCCTCCAATGCGCTGGTCAACACTAGTAGAGCCAGTAGCGTTCATTACATTAGCATCTAGTCCAATGTTCTCACCGACACCAGAAATAGTGAACTCAAACCACATTTTCTCAATAAGTGAGTACGAAGGAGCAGGAAAGAACCTGACTTTATTATTTCTCAGTTCATATGAGTAGTGAGATGTTCTTGTGAATAAATTAGACTCATATGCTTTTGCTTGCAATTTATTGTGCCACGCTGGTATGACTTCAAATGTGCTGTCATCGGCATACTGCCCATAGGACGACAAGTTGCCAACCGTGTTTAAGCCACCATAGAGACCATAGAAACGCCACATAGCTCTTGGCGTCTTATAGAACACCTTTCTAACCACTATTCTATTGTTTCCAACTAATCCCGCATATGGTACACCGCCTCCGGCTGATGCTGAAACTACTGTAGCTTGCAGATCATAATCTTGTTTATCCGTGACGACGTCAATCGATGCTGAATACACAGTGCTCTTGCCGCCAACGTTCGCTTCTTGTGATATAGCGTCGCCAATGTCTCTGACTGACGACATGTCAAATTGTGCATATCTTAGTGAGACAGAAGTGCTAGTTCCTCCCGAGATGGGGTTGCTGAGGCTCGCTGATAACGCCGAACCGGAAACATACTCACCATCATGGTTGAAACAACCCGTAGGGGCTCCAAGCAGGTCTGACAGCACGTTTTTTGCTTGATGTAGGTTTATTAAATTTGAATATTCTAGTACAGCAGTTTCGTATGAAGAATACACATTATTAGCTGTTAATTCTATATCAAGGACATCGCCACCGAAGCTTCGGTATGTAAATGCCACCTGATCTACAGCGCCAGATAGAAAGTTTGTGTCATCTGCATAAATACCAAAAGGCAAACCAGACGCTACATTACCAAAAGTGCCTGTTGCTGGCAAGGTAATTGCGCTGGTTTGCGATGATGGTGATAATGTAGTGATTGCCATGTTCGTTCTCCTACAGAGTTGCACTGTAAATAGTAACGAACAATCGTAATACTCACAACTCTAACAAATACACATTGTGCCCACAGTCATGAATCTGAGCTACTCCGGCTTCGATAGCCACTTGCTTTTCTGTCTTCTTTATCATGCCGTTGGACGGGTCTGGCTTTTGGGCTCTGAACTTAAACCTAAAGTGCCTTACCTTCCCATCCGTATAGAAGTATCCAGTCGACGTGGGTGCCAACTGCGTAAACCCAGCCTTCTTATATGCTCCTCCTTCGGAAAAGCGTCGATCTGCGTATGTCAAGATTTTCTCATACTTTTCTTCTCGGGCGTACTCTATGACTTTCTTGAAGATCTTTTGAAAACCCCCTACAACAACCGTATCTAGTGCTGATGCAAAGCGCGATATTTCCAACACATTATCCCCATGCTTCTTCTGAATAGGTCTTTTCACTGATACACACGATACTAATTCGTCGTTATAGTATAGACCGAAAGCTTTTTTGTACCGTGTTTTGCCTGCTATGTGTGTTGCGTCGAAGAAGTCTCTTGATATGTTGTTGGGAACTTCCCTCACTTCACACTTGCGCGCAAAGATACGTCGTGAAGTTACCCCAAGTCTATGGCGAATCATTGATTTAACTACTTGCGGCTTCTTTTCCCACTCATCGCTGAAGATATGGAACAACTGAACATCTTTGCTTGCACACTCTTCCGTCTTTTCTTTGTGATACTTCTTAGACACAAAGTCTGTTGTGTGCCAGTATAAGCCATTGAATTCTACTGCGAAATTCCTTGATGGCACGTATACATCCAACTCTTTTGGAGCGATTAGAGAGCGGTCTGAGGTGATAATATCGGGTGTAATATTTCTAATAAACTCTGCCACTTCTTGTTCTGGCTTGGATGGTCCCACATTGGAGCACTTAGGGCATCGCGAATCGTTACTGATAAAATTATGCACAGTACAATCAAATACTGCGCCACAAGAAGAATGTAGTATTCCTTCTTTAGTTTCACTTCTGTATTTCTCTGCATCTTTTTGTCTTACAAGCTCATAGCCGTCGCTCCTTTCAACTGTATCGATGAACTTCGGACCAACTGCGTCTTTTCTTGTCTTACACTTTGGACAAGTTGCGTTGCCTCTTTTCAGATCACCAATAGTTGCGCTAAATGCTGTACCACACTTAATATGCGTGACGTCAGTCCTCTGTCTGATCCCTTTATAAACAAACCCTTTTGGCAATTCATATTTACCTGCTACAAATTCATAAAACTCAACATCTTTTCGTAAATGCGAAACTCTTTTTTCCGTAAAACATTTAGCTTCTGGGCACCGACTTCCTTCGCCGACAAATTTTGATATCTTGACATCCAATTCGCGACCACATTGCAAATGCCGCACATTTATTCTTTGGCGCGCATTGACGTATTTGAAATCACCAATGATCTCATAATCTTCTAGCGTTGCAAAAAGAAGCCGAATCTCACCTTCTCTCGCTTGTCTATTGAGTTCGTGTTTATTTACGCTTTTTTTCTTTTCAAGTTTGCTATCTGTCATCGAGAATCTCCTGATTTTTTAAAATTTTCCATATTATAGCACATTTAGTGACGCGCACAGAGCACTATACCATAGAAAAAGGGTCCTGTCAAGGACCCTAATTCAAACCATACACTCAGTTGGGTTATCCCAAGAGGTTTTGTACGATAACTAGTCCATATAAATCTGGACGTACCATCTTCTTGCCATATCGGGTCATAACTCCCTTTCTAGGTACAAAGTCCTCAATTCCGAAGATGGTAGGAGTAACTTGAAGTGGCACATAAGGAGCATACACGTATCCACTTTCGAGGAACGAAGAACCTTTACGTCCAACCAAGATTACATTACGAGGGAAGTATGGATCAACATAGACATCCCATTTCTTCGACAAGCTGCCAGCTTTCACTGCGCCAATATCACCACGACCATCATCATGCACAACGTTTGCTCGGAAGCCACTTGTGAACTCAAGGATGTTTGCAACTTCAGGACTTACGACCACAAAGTTAGCACCACCACGAAGAGTCTTACGGTGAATTTGAGCAGATACATCATTGATGGTTTCTACTAGGGTCTCATACCATTCAGACACAGTACCGGTAAAGTCTGCACCGAACAACGACTCATTAGCAGTGCTGCTAATAGGGGTTCCAATGTCTCGGTTAAGGAATTTACCTGGACGACGTGACCAGTGATATACTGCAGCAGATGCACCTTTGATAAGGTCTTCAAGAAGCTCTTGATCAATCTCAAGACCAATTTGCTCGGAGAGGATGCTCGTAAGCTCCACTTCTGCATCAAGGTTATGATATGCGTTCAAGTCTTGTCCTAGTTCAGGAGTCCATTTTGCTTTCAATTTTTTAGTCTTAGCAGTCACTTCAACCGAATCAACTTTGATATCGATTTCAGGGATAGCAGCTTCACCTTCCAAGCCCCATGCAGTTGCACCAGCTACGGAACCAAGTCCACCACCAGCTACAAGATTATCGCCCATTGCGAAAGTAACGCCAGGCAATACAGCAGCTGCAGCCATTTCGATAGGAGTAGAAGTACCAGCCAAGTCAACAATCGCAATACGAAGGTGAGTATAAGTATCACCAGTTTGCTCAACACCAGCAGCATTCGACTTTGCAGTCAATCTACGTACTTGCGAACCTGAAGCAACACCCGAAAGAGTCACAGAGACAAGGTCACTACGATTAAAGGGTTTTCCACCGGATTCCAAAGCACTCAGAGGAGTGGTAAAGATAGCGGCAGTTGTGGTACCAGAAACCAAGTCAGGGTCATGACGCAAAAGCAAGTCAAGATTGACAGCTCCAACACCAGCATTTGCTCCACCGAACGTACCAGAAGCTACGTTAGTAAGGGTAATACCCGAAGCTGAACCAGTAGGTGAGCTATAACCGTTGTTAAGGTTGTAGAAAGACTTTTCAGAAGCTCCACCACTTTGCGAAAGATCAACACCACCAGTGATTTGGCTTGCAACACGTGCTCCACCATACACTGACTCATTAGCAATACTACCAAGACGTGAACTATTAGTAGTAAAGTCAAGGAAGAAGATAAGACCCGATGGCAAGCTCATAGGCTGAACAGAGACAAGCTCGTTAGCAATCAAAGCACCAAAGACTCTACGAACGATAGGGAACGCAACAGCTGCGAAACCTTCAACATCACCAGCAGCCATAGAACTTGCTTCACGAAGCAATTCAGCAGCTTGGTTCTCTAGCAATCGAGCCATATTGCCTTTGGCATGCTCCGATTGTAGACCTTCAAGAAGACCGGTTTCGGTCCACTTATTGAGAAGTGCATGACTTTCGGCTGAACGGTCAACCTTAGAAATGCCTTCTGTTAATTTTTTCAATACACTCATTTTACAATTCTCCTTAAGAATTTATTCTTTTATTCCGGCAAGTGCTTTCCATCTTTGACTATCTGGATGGTTAGCTATTTTACGTTGACTACTACGTGCAAACATTGATTTCTGTTTGTTCAACTCTTCACTTAGTGATTTCGGCTTCCGCGTTTTTGCAGGTGTGCCCACTGAGTCTATAAGCGCTTCATAAACAGCTCTTGCTTCATCAACACTTCCGGTTCTAGAAATAGCTTCGGCAATTTTTTCTTTTTGCCGCTCATTCAAGGAGATGCTCTTTAGAACCTCGTTTGTGTAAAGCAGTCTGGCATTAGTAAGATTGATATCTTGTAATACTTCCGACAACTCTACGACCTTTGACTTAAACTTATCGCTTCGGTCTTTAAGGTCTTTGTTCTCTTTAATTAGAGATTTCTTTTCTGAAAGAAGTTTTTTATTTTCATTTAATAGCTTGCCTTCAATTTTCTTTGTTTCTGTCAACACAATTTTCTTGATCTGTGCTACGCCAATTGATTCGGTTACTTTGCTTGTTAGCTGCGGCACTTCCGGTTGCTTTTTAAAGCTATTCATAAAAACCTTTGTTGGTGCACTATGAACCTTTCCGGCATCACCTTGTACAGCAAGAAAGAATTCTACTTCCATTCCATCTGCACTTTTCACTGTAAACACATTTTCGCGCTTATCAAGGTAATGGTCGCCAGTTTGCGGGAAGCCATTTTTATAAAAATCTGCAGAAATGCCAGAAGATTCCTCAAGTTCTTCACCACCAGAACCACCGTTTGGAGGCTCATTGCCATCTGCCAGCATTTCTGCCAGTGCTTGCTCGTCGAGGTCCAATTCTTCATCTGAGCCGTCTTCTAGTCCAAGCTCTCCAGCCAGTTCCTCATGACCAATGGTATCTTCCCCTTGGAATCCATCGTCACGCATTTGTTGTTCTAGAGCATCGAAATCGATTTCAATTTCTTCACCCTCATCAGGACAAGCACACAGTTGTTCTCCATCGGTGACTGCTAAGGGAAGATTAATGTCGTCATCAGCGACGCCCCGACCTTGGTCGGCTCCAGCACCTGCGGCGCCAAACATATCACCCAACTCTTCATCCTCTGCAGGGTCATCCTGCTCAAGAATTACGTTGACTGCTTCTTTAATTTGTAGTGAATACTTGTCTAAAAGAGAGTCTTCTGCGATTTTGAACGCGGCTTCTTTTAGAGTTTTTGCATCTACAATTGCTTGTTTTAACATTTGCGACATTGTTTCTATACCCCTTGAAAATGTTTCTCGTCGTAAATAGTGTTTTGGAAATGTAAAAGTCTTACAAATTTAATAATCGCATGTCATAGTCTCCTATTAACATGCGATTATAGCTATTTTACGCTTCTTCTTCTCTAGCTAGCTTCTCTAAAGTCTTTACACGACGTCTAGCCTTTTCTCTTCTTACAGCAGAAGGCTTTACATAACTCTGCCTATCTCTATATTCTTCTACTATTCTTGCTTTTTTACACTTATTCAAAAACTTCTTTATAGCTCTTTCAATATGTTCACCCTTCTCGGGTCTAACTGCAACCATTTCTACCTCTTTATCTTATTTGTTTTATTATGCCAAGTTTTGATATATCAATACCCGGATCATTTGGATCTGCATCACTCAATGCGCCACCATTTGGCGTTCCCTCTCTTGCACCAACATCTGCTTTTATCGCTTTTACTCCACCAAAGATGTCGACGCCATTGATGTTCATGCCAGCGATACCACTGTACGCTCCTTCAACGGACTCTTCAATTAGTTCGCGTTGCCTCGAACGCATACTTTCGCTGAATGCTGCTAGTGGTTCCCTAATAGGCTTTTGCTCTGGCACAGACTGTACGGGTCTCTGTTGCGCTTGTGATTCTTTCAGCACTGGCATCATACCCTTCATTACTTCTGCTACTATATTGCTTACAATACCGCTTTCTAAGAGAGCCTCTTGTATGCATTCACTTACAATTGGTTTGATTAAATTTTTCAAGTCGCTCTTTTTCATTATTCTCCCAAAATATCATTCAACAGTCTGTTGATTTTATCACCTTTCGTGAAGATATTAGTGTTGTTTTTTGATTCACGTATATTCATAAACGCATTTTGAGTTGATGGTTCACTAACCATGTCAAAGCACAATAGTGTAAAGTCGTCTTCGACAATTGTGCCACCATGTGTCTCTGTAACTGAGCCTAGTCCGCGTGATGAGATACCAAGCTTGACACCGCCATTGATAAGTTCTTTGAGAATCTGACCAGAAGGAGTGTTGAGGATTTTAATCTTTCCCATCACCTCGTTACCTTCCCACCAAATTTCTGTAACCAGGTGAGAAGCGTTCTTTAGGTTTATCACTGAGTCGTCTGGGTGGTCTAGTTCTCCCAACGCCCGCTTCTCTTGTACGAGCTTCTTATAGTTTTCTACTTCTCGCGTCAGCACTCGCTTACCATACACTCTGCCATTGCCGTTCTTCGCGTCAGCACGTTGCATGATTCCCGTAAGGTACATTGCAGTACCTGTTTTTACTTCCAACTTTTCAGATTCGTTGAGATGATCTTCACAGATCCCACCTTCGCACAAGCCAAACCATTCACGCAATAGCATCTTATTCATAACTTACTTCCTCTGTAGAGCGTCTCTAACTAACATTGCAATATCCAACAGCTTGTCTTCGACATTTAGCTCTATATCTGTTATTCTTTGTGGAGATGAATTTTTCATGTTTTGTCGAACAAATCTTTCGAGAGGTCGCCACATCACATCATAAAGATGTTGAGACGTCAACTCTCCGCTGGTAGTTGGACCACCAAGACCATCGTCTTCCTCTTCTTCTTCGAGCATCCAGTCTGGCAAACCTTCTTTAGAAGCCAGCTGCGATTTGTGAGCAGATTGAAAAGCTTTTTCTTTCTGGTCTGCAGCTGCAGCAGCTCCACTATTATCTGTAGAACTTAAATGATCTCTATAAGCATCACCTTGGGCAGCTTGCTTTAATTGCTTCGCAAAAGGTCCCTTCATTTCCTTGAGGTAGTTCCTTACCTCTTCATCAATAGCCTTATTTAGGCGCTCTTTCGTAATCTTCATTATATTAAATCCCCCATTGTGTCTTCAACACTGCACTGATATTTTGTATATCTTCATCGGTATTATAAAACACCAACCTGCCTATTTCACCA